TCCGACTCTCACAGCCATTCCCAAAAGATCCCAGACGTTGGTGGAAATTCGTGGGACGCTCCGAGGTGGAAGTCCCCCTGGAGCTCGAGGTCCACCACATCATACCAATATCTGAAGGTGGATCGGAGTTCGACCTCAACAACCTCGTTACGCTATGCTTCGATTGCCATCACCTGGGCCGGCACGGCTCTAAGGCCCCAACACCCGAAGAGATAGCGGAGAAGAGGGTCGAGGAGCGCAGGAAAGCAGAGCAGGAAAGACTACAGGTCACGAGGGCCCGGCACAAATGCCTGGATAATTTTGCAGAGGTCGTGCCATGATTCGCATCACCCACCAGACGAGAGAGCGCGTCGTCCGGCCCTGGCCGCCGTTTCGTGTGGATTTTGGGGGCAAGTACCCACATGTCAGAAAAGACGAGATATGGCAAGCAGGAAAGGCGCTGTATGCCAGGGTAAAAAATGATGCTAGATAACGAAGCAATCCGCCTCCGAGCCGAGGCGTTAGCTCGCGGCCAGGTAATAGATGCCATGTCTTTAGAATGGCTAATCATCCCCTGGGGCTCTGACTGTTGCCACGGTTGCGAGTTCTATGAGTGCGGGAAAACGATCACGGCTCATGGATTTTGCCCGATCAAGGGACGGAAAGTGAGTCCGCATTACTACTGCGATCGGTGGGAGCAGGATTGAGATGGTAATCTTCCAACTCCGGGAGCAGAAAATAGCCGCACTGGATTGCGCCACAGTCACGATTGCCCATCAGCTTGAGCGGCAGACCGAGAAGGCAATCCTCCTGGCCGTGATCCATCGCTCACCGGCAGGAGAACGGAAAGTCTGCTATTGGCTCCCAAAAAGTCAGGTCAGGCTCGACGGAGCCCAGCCGTTCGGAGAGATCAAGCTGCAGGCGTTCAAGAAGATCGAAATCCCGGATTGGCTGTGGGAGAAACGGACTCCTGCAACATAGGCCGAAAGGCTGATATACGTTTGTTGCAACATAACAGTCTATGAGAGAGTTGGGCGTCAAGCAAATTCATATCCCGTTATCTGTTGAAGAGTTCGCTGAAATCGAAAAATTGAAAGGAAAGATGACCTGGAGAGCGTTCGCCCTTCCGCGTCTGCGTTTAAAAGATGTCCCTGAAGAGCTGAAGTAATTAAGAATTGACCAGCCGAACGGTGCCACCCGTGAAGGCCGGTCTTAAAGGTGTTGTGCAATGACTCCTAAGCCCCAATACTATTTAGAGTTTGCGGAATTCGCTCGCTTGATAGTGGGTGAATTCACTTTGGCCTACGCGCGAGGGCTGGCTCCATGAGGGCCGAACTCCTGCCGACAGCCGAAGACGCCAGGCAGATCCTCATAGAGGAGCGGCTTGAGCGGCTAGAGGATCTATGCACGCGCCTGGGCCGGAAGGTCGAGCAGCTTGAGAAGGATAAGAAAGAGCTGGAAGAGAAGCTGCACGGCGTCCAAGAGCTATCCAAAGAATCATTTGGGGAGCTGAAGAACGAGATCATTTTTGATAAGAAAAGAATTACCAAGCTAGAGGATGCTCCCGAAGCTGAGTGCAAGCCAAACGAGAAGACTCAAACCCATCTGGAAAGTATCTTCAGATTGCTTGCCGCGAAAGAGGCTAACTACAGAAAGGATAGTTATGGAAAAGCCCTCCTGACTCAGTACAAGAGAGAGGGTCTATTATTATCCCAAATTTCCGGGATTTTGGGTTTATCGTCCGAGAGAGTGCGCCAGTTAGCGAAATTGGCCGCAAAGGATTCTCGTTTTAATGTCTGTTGGCACCCCAAAAAGAAGAATTCCAAGATAATCAGGCTCAGCCGGTGGGATGCTCAATATGTTTAGAATGTTTATCCCCAAATTTGGGGTTTTGGGTTCCTGGAGAGATAATGCATATGGGCCGCCATTGAGACAATTCGTATAATAGAATAAAATGCTAGAAATAAAGGACTGTAAAATACAGTTTGTATTAAGTTAGTTTGAGAAAGAGAAAAAATAAAGTGAAATGTATATAAATGAATATGTTTAAAAAAGAATAAAATTCGTGAAATGAACGGTTTTGGCCCAGTATATAAACTCCGGGCCAAAACCCAAAACCCCAAATTTGGGGATATTGCGCTAAATATCTTTAATCTGTTTGGAGGAGAGAATGACAGATCAACTAAATACCGCGTGGGAAGACATCACGGGCCGCCTTGAGGAATTATCCGATAAGCAACTCGGCAATCTGGTCCTCGTGATTCAGGAAACGTTAGCCGAGCGTGGGGGCAAGTGCGTCAAACCTGAAGAGGTGTGCCCCTAGATGAGCCAACACTCCGGCCCGAAGGGCAAGAATGCCACTGCAAAGCCTCGTAAAAAGGCCACGCAGAGCGAGATAGCTGCAAGGATCACGGCCATGAAGAAGCGTCTGGTCTTCCATCCATTCCAGAATGTCGGAGGGCGTTGAATGGCCCAGATCGAACCTTATTATCGTGAGATTGTGCGCCTCACAGCACACACTCTAATTGAATCCAAGAAGCCCAAACTCTCCGAGAAGAAGATCCAGAAACTAATCAATCTACGCGGTGGTAAGTAATGGACGCCATTTTCAGCACCCGTCCATTCTTCGTAGACGCCATCCTGTCCGGCACCAAGAAGTTTGAGCTGCGGCCCATTGCACCCTCCAAGCCCATCGAGCGCATTTGGCTTTACAGCAGCGCGCCGGTGCAGCAGGTCGTCGGCTACTTCACGCCTGGCATGATCCATCCCCCTATGCAGCGGAGGGCTTTGCTGGACTCGTTCGGGCCTGAGAACCTGATGGGCTGCCAGAAGGTCTCGGAGGCCGAGCTTGAGGGCTTCTTTGGCGACAAGCTGTGGAGGGCCATAGAGATCCTTGATCCTGTCCAGATTGAGCCGCCGATTAACCCGCGGGCCGATTTGGCGTTAGGGTACCTCTGGATGGCTCCGCAGTCTTTCAGGTATTGTGGGGCCAAAGAACAGGCAGCTCTTAGGGGGCGGGCTCCTTAATTGAATCACCACCAAGACACCTCGGAGAAGGATCTTGGCGGCATTCCTCGAAAGAGGAAACACATGGCACGGCCAGGCTCGGCTTGGCTTGGCAGGGCGAGGCGAGGTAAGGCAAGGCAATGCAAGGGCCGTCAGAAGCACCTCAGAGAAGGACTCTGGCGGCATTCCTCGAAAGAGGAAACACAGGGCTCGGCAAGGCCCGGCAGGGCTAGGCAAGGCTTGGCACGTCTATGCAATGCAAGGGTCGTTGGAAGCACCTCAGAGAAGGACTCCAACGACATTGCCCAGAAATGGGCGAAAACACCTGGCCCGGCACGGCACGGCACGGCTTGGCTGGGCACGGCAATGCAAGGGCCGTCAGAAGCACCTCAGAGAAGGACTCTGGCGGCATTCCTCGAAAGAGGATAAGAAGTAAGGTAAGGTGTTAGTGTGGCAAAAGAAATTATTGTGCAAAACATCCAGGTAGCCACTCCGGCTATGTATCACGTAAAGGTCGTGGGCGTCCAACCACTCATCATGAACAAGATGCCTGACTTTTTCAAGTCGCTTGAAGTCAAAACAAAATCCAAGCCAAAAAAGATGAGCCAGGAGGACCAGCTTCTCAGTGAGCTAGAACATTGGAAGGAGAAGGCATACGTACGGGACTCTGGTAAGCTATACATCCCTGGAGATAATATCCAGCGTTGCCTATTCCAGGGCGCACAGTATGCTAATATAAAAATCCCTGGTGCGGGCAATAAAAAATTCGCAGACGTAATTAAGTCTGCCTGCATTATTTACGATTGCGATCTGGATCGAACGGAATCCGATCTCATCCAATATCGCAGGGCCGTAAACAGGGGGTTAATGAAGCGGTCTATGGTGGGCACCATCAGGCCAATGTTAGCAAGCGGCTGGACTGGAACATTTGACATCCAGATTTTCGACGGCAGGCTCATCGATGACACCCTATCCACAATAATCACCTACGCAGGCCTCTTTAAAGGTCTCGGAGATCTGAGGCCACGTTTTGGACGATTCGAACTCAGGGGGCTTGAGATAGAATGAGCCTACGAGTAACGACACTCCAGGATGCTGTAGCCGCAATCTCGCAAATGAAACGCGGGACTGTTGTCAGTCACCTCGTGCTGGCAAACCTCCTCAAAACACACCCACAATCATCAGAATACTACCAGGCAATTGTGGATATCAAGCCCATCCTCATAAACGAACACTCCATTTTTTTAGTTTCCAAGCCAAACAAGGGCTACGAAATAAAGGCCCGTGGGCTGGAGATTAAGGTGGTCGAAAAGGAGTTCGTGAGTGGTGCTAATCGGATCATAGGGGCGGTCCAAAAGTCCAAACGCATTGACTTGGACGGCATCACAGATAACGAGCTTCGGAACCAGACAATAGAGTCTGCCAGTAAGATGCAAGCAACTGCTGCATTTCTCCGAAACTCTAACTTAGTAGCAAAAAAAGCCTCGGAACTGCCTGCAGCCAACCCAGAGCCACCTAAAAATTCTCCCGAACTCCCACCCCCAACAGATGTTGATGGGACAATCCTCTCAATGAAGCGTGATGGGTGCACAGATATCGAGGTTGCCCAACTGCTTTCACAGAAAACGGGGGTTGATTGGATTGCCCCAAATGTCGCAGTCCGATATAATCAACTATTACGAGATGGGCCCCGGCCATGAGGCCCGGACTGGCTCGCAAAATCGAGCTGGCTAAACAGAAGCGGAAAGAAGAGGAACGGAAAGAAAAAGAAGCTCGCGAGAAAAACCGGGATTATTCAGCTCGTAGGTGGTAATTCTTGAAGCACACGACAGGGCGTGGTCCCAAAAAAAAGGGCCGGGAGTTTGAGAACGAGATTGTGGCCTCGATCCTCGAAGCCTTCCCCCAGCTCAGCCCGAACGACGTTCTGGCCCGTAGCATGGGTGATCATGGGCAGGATGTCATTTTAAGCGAAGCCGCCAGAAAAGTCCTCCCGCTCGCTTTGGAGCTGAAGCGAGTCAACAGGGTTGAGAACCTGGATATGGAAAAGGCATTTTCTCAGGCAAAAGCCAACTGTCAGGCCGGCCAGGTCCCTGCTGTGGTCTATCGAGAGGACCGGCATGAGGCCATGATTGCGTTATATCTCGGAGATCTGATTCTCACATTAGCGAGCCTGGAAGACCTCTTCGTGGGGGCAAGTTTGCCTGTAGTGATGAAGTGGTCCGATTTATTAGACTTTTTGGGAGGTAAAAAATGACTCACCTCGTTATCGATATTGAAACTACACCCTGGCAGCCCGTAGAGTACGCCCAACGTTGGCCGAAGTCGAAGAAGAAGCCCGGCATCCATGCCATCTGCTCCCAGGTGGTTTGCATCGGCTTGCGGGAAAACGGCCACTCAAGCACCATAGCCCCCCCTGAGTTCGCCTCAGAGAAAGCGTGCCTGGAGTGGTTCGGCAAAGTCCTGCGGGAACACCGGAACCATGACCTCGTAGGCTTCAACAGCAAGACCTTCGACTTTCCGATCCTGCAGCTCCGGGCCATGAAGTACGGCATCAAGCTCGACCTGCCGGACAAAAGATCTCTGCGGAACCGTGATATCTTCGACGCTTTGGGTGGCAAGTGGGCCACGGATGTTAGTAGCTGCAGCCTCTCCGAGCTGGCTTATCTCCTTTACGGCGAGGGCAAGAAGACGGACGGCAAAGACGTGGCTGCCTGGTGGCTGCAGAAGGACTACGAAGCCATCAAAAGCCACTGCATAGAGGACATAGAGCTTACGGACAGAATTTATCAGGATCTCAAGGAGGTGCTGTGGTAAATGGCTCTTGACAGATCAACAGTAGCCCGGCTGCGATCGAACTACGACTATCTCAAGATGACTGAGGCTAAAGGCACGGCTTCACCGCTTGAGCTTGAAATGATGAGGGATCGCCTCGGCAAATCCCTAATACAGCATGGTGATGAAATCCTGCGGCTCCTGGAGGCTCGTCTATGAGGGGCGACGGTCGCAAGAAGTTCATGGCCCGGATGGTAGAGAATGGCCTGAAACCTGCCTGGCTGTTATCCCTGCGAACTAAGTCCCGTCCGTCAAGTGATTGTGGCCTGAAGGGCGGAAAACTCACAGGGGCCATGCGGGAACTGAAAAGCTGGGGCATCATCAAGCCCGTAGGGCTGACAAGCGACAAAGCCACCATTTGGGGGCCGGGCTGGAAATACGACCAGGCCGCGGCGATCGCGTCAGAAATGAAGCCGCGTGCGGAGGTGTTAGGGTGAGCCAGGCCGAAATCTCTGAGTGGCTGCAGAAAAATCCTGGCTGGCACAGCACCAAAGAAATAGCCAACTCCCTCGGAAAGCAGCAGAATTCTGTGGGCGATGCACTAAAGCGCCTTTCCAGGTGGGGCGAGGTATGTTCTCGAAAGAAGTCAAACGGCCTTGGAAAAGAGCATATGCTCGCGGAGGGGCAAGATGGTATCTGATAAGCTCATGCAGGAATTCATAGGGGTGCTGTCTTCGGAGCATCCTCTCTCGGTCTTGCAAATTTCGCATAAACTCCAGAAGGATAATAGCCACGTCCGCAAGGTGCTGATTGTCATGGAACGGCTAGGCTTGGTCGGACGAGTGAACCTGAATCCCGCCTTACATAAATCCAACACGAGAGGATCACAGGCTAAAATAGGGTGGGTGCTCCGGAACGAACAACGCCGGAGCATCTAGCACCGGACTATCTTTCACCTATAATTATATTTACTTTTAGGGCTATGTATTAACCCGATGGCCACACGAATGAGCAAGCTCAGGGGTAGGTCTGCTCATTCAACACGTTCTGCCCGGAAGGATTGTCGTTGGGATACTGAAATCAAACCAGTTTTTGCGACTTCCGAGGGGGATATGACCGCTTCTGAATACCTATCTCGGAAACAATTATGTGGCGACCCCAAAGAACGCTTCTCGATGTATTTAGGCAAGCCCCTAAAGTCCGTATATTCTCAAAGGTCGTGTGCCTGTGGGGGCATGATCAAGCAGCTAAATGATGGCAAAGCAGTGTGTTCAAATCCGCATTGCAGCGTCGTTTTTAATGACGGAGGGAATACAGAGGGGCTGGTATTAATCGAGAAGATCTATTCGGATGGTAAACGAGAAACAGCACCCCCACCAGGTTATAAATTAACTCACATGCCTAAATCCTTCATAAAGGCGTGTAAGGCGGCCCAGACCGGATAATCTGGTTAATATGACTACAGTATCGAGGTGCACATGGCCGACGCTGACGACAACCTGCAGGACCTCAAGCCGTCTGAGAAGCCGTTCCTGAAGGCTAACCCCCTGGTCCCACCAGAATACGGCGAAGGGCACAAGCCTCTGCCGAACCTGGCCGTAATAGTCGAGGCCGATGAGCGTAAAAAAGTCATGATGGCAAAATTCAAGAGTGAACAGGCCCTCAAAAGGCGGGAAGCGAATGCTTCCCCGGTTCCTGCGAGCGTGTCCTGTTCTGATATAGATCGCCGCACCCGCTGAGTTTCGGGGCGGCGTTTGCGATGATACCCTATATACCGGCTGCGCGCACTGAATTCCGACCGCGGGGTGAGAGTACGCGGGATAAGCGCAGCCTACAAATCACAGTCATCTTCCCGCCATCGGGAACTTGATCGCCCGATCCTACACGGGCGAAGATCCCTTGGGGCCAGACACCTCTTCTCGTTCGTTCAATCTGGCTCCATTCTCTCCTAATCACCACACAACACGCGGCCCGGACACTTCAGACGCCTATCTACCTTGCCACAACGAGGGCCGCACTTACGAGGATCGCAGGAGAAAGCCCACGATCTTTAGTCGTGGGATGAATCCGTACACTCCAGGATAAACCTTATATACCATACAAGCATATAACATCTTGGCATGGCAACAGATAGATGGACAAGGAGTAATACCACGGTCTATAATATAGGATATCACCTTATATGGTGTCCTAAGTACCGACGAAAGGTATTAGTCGGTGATGTGCAAGCACGCTTGAAGCAGCTTCTTCAAGAGAAAGCTGATAAGATCGGCGTCTCCATTGAAGAAATGCAGATTATGCCAGACCATGTTCATCTATTTGTCAAAGCGTCGCCTGTTGCTAGTCCTCATTGGATAGTACAGCAATTGAAGGGCTATACATCCCATGAACTACGAGCACAATTCAAATCTCTTAGAACGAGGTTGCCTACTCTGTGGACACGAAGCTACTATGTGGAATCCTGCGGACATATCTCAGAGGATACGGTTAAGAAATACATCGAGGAGCAAAAGAAAAAATGATCCTAACATACAAAATCAAGCATGGTAGGGACTTCTCAGATGAACTGAGAAAGGCTAAGCAAATAGCAAAGTTTGCTATCCAAACCCATAGCCTTAGCTCCAAAGATGTCAAACATATCGGCTTGAAATCGATGATTGCTAACCAGATACTCAGGAAGTATAGCCGAAGCAATACCGCAAGATCGGTTAAGAGTGTCAAATTAGCGATTCCTAACCAGGGAATCAAGGTAGACCGAGACACAAAGACCATATCAGCACCGTGTTTGAAGTTCTCCTTAAAATATGAATTCCCTGATAACTTTGAGAAGATTAATCAAATCGAAGTTGGCGAGGAATACGCCTATGTCTCAGTATCCATTCCAGAACCGGAATTGATCAAGGCTGAGAAATGGATAGGCGTTGATCGAAATACCGTAGGACATATAGCAGTGGTGTCTGATCCTGAGACAGGCAAAGTTATCAAGCTCGGAAAGTCCGCTCTCCATATCCATCAAAAGTACAAGAGCCTTCGCAAAGGACTTCAGAAGAAAGGCAAGTATGGAAAGGTCAAGCAAATCAAGGACAGGGAGAGTCGAATAGTCAAAGATATCAACCACAAGGTTTCCCGGAAGATCGTTGATACTGCTAAAGAATCTGGCAAAGGTATCAAACTTGAGGATCTAACTGGAATCAGGAACGGCAAGCATAACACAAAATCATTCCGCTATGCTAAGAACAGTTGGTCATTCTATCAACTCCAAAATCAGATAGAATACAAGGCCAAGCTGCTTGGTGTGGAAGTCGCTTATGTTGATCCAGCATATACTTCAAAATCGTGTAGTAGATGCGGACTCATCGGAGACAGGAACAAAAAGAGTTTCAAGTGTCCTCATTGTGGGCACGTTGACCATGCTGACAGTAATGCAGGATTCAATATTGCAAAACGTCCGTGCATAGGTCGATCAACCAAAGAAAGAGATTTGGTTGAAGGGAACACTGATATCCCTAAAGTTGCTCTGGCTTGAATCCAGCTAACAACAGAACCCCAGGTGCTTCAGCCCTGGGAGTATGTCAGCAATTCTGAGGATCACCAATGCCCGTCACAGATGAAGACATAATGCAGGCGTGGGCCAAAGCCGGACTTAAGCCCGACTACCTCCCTGTTAGCGAACTCCTGCAGTATGTCGAAAATACGAGGCCCCTTAACCCCAAGAAGCACCGACACAAGGACCTCGTGGCCACAAAAGGCAGCATACACACATCAGGCTACAAAGTCCCGGCTCTCCTGTGGAAGAACCCCCAGACAGGAAACGTTGAGGTCGTCATAGGCTCAGGGCGTATCCTGGCGGCTGCTGATGATGGCCTGGAAGCGTTGCCGGTCCACTGGGACACCACTATGACATCGGCCCAGGTCAAAGCTCTGAGGCTCGCAGATAATAGGCTGCCTGAAATCTCATCAGCTTATGATGATCAGATTATCATCGATACGCTCAAGGACCTGAAGCTCGCGGAACTTGATGTCGAATATCTGAAGTATGATAAGTATGAAAAGGTTTTATTAACAGATCAAGCAGCGGACGACCCGATATTCAAGAGCATTGCCCCTGATTATGAGGCATTGGTAAACGGCCCACCAGAATACTCTGGCGCGGCACGTCCTCTGCCTTTAGGCAGCGCTCCTGTAAATATTGAAAAGCCCGGAGATCTCGATAAGCCCTTCATAGAAGATCGAACTGACATTGAGCCCGTTAAAAACGGAGATCTTCAGATGGGTGACATTGTGTTCCCCTCTGATCCCGTGTGGGGAATACCGATGCTCAGCCTGAAGTATCAGGCAGAGAAGGTTACGAAGCCGGTCGTGAAATGGGGAGAGGTGGGCCGAAAAGATAAGAGCGTCCGTGGCGGCATATGGCATTTCTATGTTGGGGACGGCAAATTTGAGACGCTTTATTACAACGATCCCAGTGCCCCGATGTATGCAAATCCCTATGCAATGGTCTTACCTAACTTCAGTATTCGATCACAGACGCCTTATTCATGGGTGATGGGCCAGACGTTCAAAAAGTTCTGGTTAGGTCGATACTGGCAATCCAAGGGGTTCCGGATATTTGTGGACATGAACGTCCGCATTGACCCTGAAGAAGTGAAGCTTGTCGGCTGCCCGATAAACTTGATAGGAGTCCCGCGGGGCTTCAGAGCTTACGCCAGCCGCGGGTACAACGCCTCGGCGGATTACTTGAGAGTTGAGTACGAATGGGCCTGCAAGTGGGCTGGTTCGGACGACATCATATTTCTGGTCATTGGTGGTGGAAAAGAGGTCCAGAAGGTCTCTTCTGAAATGCAATGGACCTGGATACCTGAAAGGTTGGATTGCATCCGGTATCCTGAACTGGATGATGGCCTGGCTCCGAAAGTCCCAACTTCTGATTTTATAAATATAAAAATGTAAGAGGTGATACTTATGGTAACGTTCCGCGCTCCTGCACGTCCTGGGATTGGATCAAGCAAAGACGGTCAAAAATTCAAGGCTAATCAGGGCAGAAAGGCCCCCAACGGCAGAACCTCCAGCGGGGCTCCTAGGGCGATGTGGCCCAAGGATTAAAGGGGCTACTTCTAGCCCCATCTTCTACTGATTTTCTCCTTCTCCACCCCCACCTGTGGGGGGAGGGATACTTTCACAGGATCTACGATCCCTGACGCAACCGCAACGCGGCAATGGATACGGCGATCTGCCGCCGCCTGAATAGCAACCATCTGGAGAGCGAACGCACCCTTCGCACCTGTGAGGCGCTGCGACTGCTCTTCATTCTCTCCTTTCAGAGAGATTCTGAGGCGGACATCATTCCCCGCCGCCTTTCGTAGATCATCCAGAATCTCAGGATGGGCCCCTAGCCAAACTGCATTCGACTCGATGACTATCGTAGTGGCGCTACTGGCTTCCCTCAGCAGTCTCATGACCGCGAGGCTGTGGGCTGTAGACGCCTCCCCCAGGAAAGGCTCACAGCCTGATATCCTGAAATTCCAACAATCATGCTTCTCCGCGATAGATACTAGCTTCGCGGAGGCTTCTGCAGGCGTGCAGAAAACGCCCTTTGCGCTTTCTGGATGCTGGTTTTTCGCATAATTCCAGCATCTTCCAGCCCCTTCCCAATCGCAGAGGAGGCAGCAGCCCACGGCGTCCGCGGTACAGATTCCGCCGTAAAAACGAGCATGGCGGAACCTGTAGTACATTCTAGCATCGCCCTTCATGACGATCTTCTCCACCATTGCAGCCCTTTCCAGTGGGTCGAAAGGCACCCCTGGCATAGCCAGGTCCCTGGCAGGTTTCGCGACAGAGGCCACTTTGGGCTTCATGTTCGCGAGCATATCTTCGATAGATACTTGATTTGCAGCCATTCACAACACCTTATCATAGTACTGATTATTATTTGAAAAAACCAGGTCTCGCCCTGGAATAATATCCTATTATCCTATCATGCTATAAATAACTTGTGATAACCTGATAATATCACAAAGTATAAATAAGATAATGGGCTATTTGGGTAATATGCCTACTAAATATCCTGGAAAAATTAACCTCAATGTATCGCCTGAGGTAGCAAACGCCTTCAGAGATCAAGTCTATAAAATTCACAAATCGACCTACCAATCAGGTCAGGAGCTGGAGATTGCCCTTCGAGAGTACTTAGAGAAGCGGGGCGTTGTTATTTCGGATGGGTGTTAGGCGCCGAACAATCCGGCTATCCGGGAAGGCTCAAAGAAAGTGAAGGCAAAGCTTCAGGATAACCCCGACTGCAATATGGCTGATATCCTGTTCAAGAAATAGGGCCTACTCACAGGCAGTCTTGGCCGGCCTCGGCCTTGAGAGGCGCAGGACTGTAGCGCGGGAGGCCCGGCAGGGCCGACTCGCGGCGCTCCGGAAAAGTAACGAGTCCGAGGACGTAAAGAGACGAACGCTCTAAGAGAAAAGCACTACAAAAAAGAAGTCAAATATCCTTTCCCATTTCTCGAAAAGCCCTCTCAGCTCGATCAATCTCTTTCAGAGTCTCTAAGGGGCACTCCTCATAATCAGGCCTACCACAATCCTCAACGCACGCCTGAAAGATCCCAACGTCTGGATCTGCAGGAGCTACCAGCGCGAACTGGCAATCTAGCTGTTCGCAGGGAGGCTTCATAAGCAGCCTCCAGTCAATTCTAAATGGGCCTCTATCATCTCAGTCACTTTCACAACAGCTAAGGGCCCCTTCCTGGCTCTTACAACCTCAAATGCTGCCTCCCTCTGTGAGCGAGGAAGGCGCGAAAAGGCAGCGTGCTGCCTGGCTTCGCGATCGATATACGCAGCGAGTTTGCCTACGCTCTCCTTTTGGGTGGGGCGCACTCAATTCACCCCCATGATGGATATGCGCACTGTTGGGGCTTCTGGCATCCTGCATAGCTTGTAATCGATCTCAGCTTGTATTTTGAGCTGCAAGCTCTCCAGCTCTGTAAGGGTCATGGCTTCAAGGTCCATTTATGCCACCCCCTCAACAACGATATCCTCAACAGCTATCCCCTCATCCCTGGCGATTTGCGCCAGGATCGAAGCACGCGCGAACTCAGGGACGCGCGCCAAATTGACTTTGTGAATTGTCTTCATTATTCTCAGTCCTGCCAGGTCTCACCCTGGCATAATATCCTATTATCCTTGTATCCTATAAATAACTTGTGATAACATGATGTTATCATAAGATATAAATAGGATAGTAGGATAATAGGCCAGTATGCGAGCAATAAACCAGGATGCAAGAAAAGTCCTTGACAAGCTAACTGCAGGGCTGAATTGTGTAGGCGATCATAGAAAAATCGAAAACAGCCCCTATATGCCTCTCTCGATAGAGGTAATAGGGCGTTTTGGGCGCGATGAGGGCCTTGAGATCTCAGTATGCCATTATGGGGAACAAAATGGGGACCTCATGAGAGATCCTGAAATGATCTTCATTAAGCCTCCCAATGGCAATTATTACCCCTACTATTTCAGAAATGATTATCTTGGAAAAGAGGAGTATTCTGCAGAATTCGCCCCTGATGGCTCTGGCATCGAGAGTTATAGGCCTCGATTACAGAGGCAGCACGCGATCTTTGCAGGCCAATGGGCTGCAAACCTGAAGGAGCAGGGCTTTATTGAGGCATCAAATGCCTGGAATGCCAGGGCGCTCTTATCCAAGGAGAATGCCACAGCTGATGCTCTATGCGTGCACCTCGCCTGATAGGTGTAAGGCATGTGGAGGCAGCGTTTTATGTGCGTCGCGTGCTGCCCCACCTCAAGGAGGCTTAACCCATGCCTCCCGTGCGCGTAAACATAATTAGATAATCGTTATCAGCCTCTTCATATTTCTCTCTGTTTTTTGTATCTCATAGTAATATCTTAGAATTGCCTGCAATTCAGCCCCAATTATCTGGGAATTTCCTGCTATTATCCCTCAATTTTGGGCAGTCAATTGACTCTCGGATATAAAACGCGCCTACACATCATCATTTCCAATTATTGACAATTACCGGGTGAGATCATGGCAAAGCAAAAGGCCAACACGGGCAAGAAAAAGCCTGGGCCCAAACCCATAGAGATAGACTACGAAGCGGTTGAGTTCTTCTGCAGAAGTCAGATAAACGATACTCAACTAGCCAGGAAGCTCCACATCTCAAAGCAGGTCCTTAGCCTGCGACTCCAAAAAGACCCCAAGCTTAGGGAAGCCCGGGAGGGTGGGGCAAGTGACGGCCAGAGCATAGTCTCTGATTCCATGTTCAAGGTCATGCTTGACCGGTACATGACAATCTGCAAGGACTGCGGCAAAATCAGATTCAGCTTTGATCAGTTTTTCGAGACCTGTCCTTACTGCGACAAAGTGCACCCTCTTGACCCTCGGACTGGTCTGGATGAAAATGAGAACGACCACACAAACGTCCGGCACAAGTTCGTAAAGGGCGATACCAACGTAATGATCTTTTGGGCAAAGAATCATCTCAATATGTCTGATAAAATCACTCACAAGGGTGATGAAGAGAACCCGATTGCGTATGCCAGCCTGGCAGATCTCGCTCTAAGGGCCGCAGCCCAGAAGAAACAGAAGGACCGAGAAGCCAATGATCAAGCGGAAGGCGAAGCGTCCAGGGAAAAAGAAGAAGCGGTCTCAAAGGGCGGTTAATCCGAAAGACACAGAACTCGTCTACACAGAACTCCTGCAGCAGGACCCCGTGTGGTTCATCGAGGACGAGGTTCTTGGGTCAAGGCTTTGGGCGGATCAGAAACGCATAATTGACTCTGTCCGGGACAACTTCAAGACGGCCTGGCGCTCCTGTCACGGGATTGGAAAGTCGTTCTGCTGCGCCCGGTTAGTCTTGTGGTGGCTTTTCAGTTTTCCCTATTCTATCGTCCTTACTACCGCACCCACCTGGCGGCAGGTCGAGGACATTCTCTGGAAAGAGATCCGGTCTGCCTATAACAATAGCCAACGACCTTTAGGCGGAAACCTCGCACCATCGGCAACCCGTTTATCTGTCGCGGGTATTGAATGGGTAGCACTGGGGCTTTCGACCAACGACCCCAATAGATTCCAGGGCTATCATGCCGAGCACCTGCTTGTCATAGTCGATGAGGCGGCAGGAGTTAATGAAGACATCTTTGACGCCATCATGGGTGTGCTCACGTCCGCCCATTGCAGGCTCGTATTAATCGGCAACCCCACTGACATAGGCGGCCAGTTTCATAGGGCGTTCAAGAATCCTGAAGGCTGGAATACCGGAAAAACCGCCGCCTGGGATACACCGAACTTCACAAAGTTCGGCATAACGCGTGACGACATCCTGCAGAACACCTGGCGCCCCAAAGCCCCTCTAAGAAAAAATGCAATCAGCAAAGATGATTTTGCCTGGCCTTACCCCTGGCTCATAACTCCTAAATGGGCGTATGATGCTTATCTGGAGTGGGGCGAGAATCACCCCGCATGGTTCGCCAGGGTAGAGGGCGAATTCCCGGAACAGGGCGAGTACAACGTCGTCCCCCTGTCATGGATCGACAAAGCCCAGGATCGTTGGCAAGATACGGTCGTTACCGGTCAGCCTATCCTGGGCGTTGATGTGGCTCGTGGCGGCATGGACAAATCTGCCATAGCCGCCAGGGTTGATAACAAACTCATGAGCATCCAGACGTTTTCGGGTCTCGATACTCAAGAACTCGCTGGAGAGGTCATAAGGACTTACCGGGAGCTGGATGCCAGAATAGTCAACGTCGAGGAAGACGGCATAGGCGGCGGCGTAATAGATGAGCTGAAAAAGCACAAGGACATCAAGCGCAACGACGTGCGGGTTGGCTCAAAGTCTGATCAGCTCGACAAAAAGGGCAACCGGTTATATGGCAACCTCCGTGCAGAGTTATGGTGGACTCTACGAAAAGCGATGGACCCCAAAGGAGACGTCCTCCTCGCACTACCACCAGACGCTCGCGGCTTGGCGGCAGACCTCGCAGCACCCCGGTACTCTCTCAAGGGTGGCTACATCCAGATCGAGCCTAAAGAGGATACTAAAGCCAGACTACGCAGAAGCCCGGACGAGGCAGATGCCCTCATGCTCACTTTTGCGCCGCTTGGCAAGAAGCCCATGCCACGCCTGGCCCTGCCCAGAGCATCCCAGACAATAACTCCTGCCTGGAAGATAAGCAGCTACATGTAAACTAATCACCGAATTTATTGCAGATTTCAAAATTTTCCCCCGGTGTTTTTGAAAACGACCCAACAAACTGTAAACTTTCAGGTATATACATGCCATCCCTCTTATCGAGTGTCCGCACCAAGATAGCCAAAGCCATCCTACCGCAACCTCAGCGCCGTTACCCTGAGTATCGTCCCTCAGTCGGCCCCTCAGTAGGGCGGTCCGGTCTCAGGATGTTTTACCCTGGCTGGATCAGGGACGAAAGGCTCCTGGAACTGCAAGGCCGGAGAAAGTATCTCGTCTACAAAGAGATGGGCGACATGAACGGCTATTGTGCCGCCTCTCTTAATGCGTTCGCCATGTTCCTTCGCCGGGCTGACTGGCGAGTCGATCCCGTGTCTGATGACAACAAGACCAATGGGTCTGCGGAGTTCCTTGAAAGCTGCATGGATGACATGGAGCACTCCTGGAGGACATTCATAGCCATAGCGTCCCGGATGGTCCCGCAGCATGGGTTTTGTCCATTCGAGAAGTCGTTCAAAATTCGCTCAGGTGACAACGACGACCCCGCACTATCGAGCAAGTTCGACGACGGTAAGATAGGATGGAGCAGCTTCTCCGTCCGGGCTCCTGAGACGGTCTTTCATTGGGTCTGGTATCCGGAGAACCCCAATAGGCTCAGAGGCCTGGTCCAGCTCACCCCCCCAGACTACCCGCCAGACCTCTACATCCCAGTTGAAAAGCTCATAATCCTCCGAGCCGAGCCCGGCGAGGAGAACCCCGAAGGCAGATCAGTCCTGCGGTCCAGCTACAAGCCTTTCATGACGATCAAGTTCATGGAAGATGCCAGGAACGTCATCATCGAGCATGCCGGTACGGGCACACCTATGGCCACAGTCCCGCCAAACATCAGCAATCCTTATGTGGTGGACAAAGACACCGGGGAGGTCCTGTTGAATGAAGACGGCTCGCCTCAAGTCGATCTGGTAGCTCTGGACACTCTGAACAGCCTCAAGACAGTCCTGCAGAACATGAGGCTCAACGAGGAGCCTTACCTCATAGTCCCGGCTCAGTTCGATGAGAAAGGAAATAAGTTGTTTGACATTTCCTATCTGACCAACAACGGCGGGGCCATGATAGGCGACATCAACAACACGATTCACGAGGAGGGGCTGAAGATCCTCATGTCTACCATGACTGAGTTCCTGGCCCTCGGAACCAACGCTACAGGCGGCGGGTCGTTTGCCCTTTCCCGGGACAAGACGGACAACTTCAGCCTGGCCATAACGTCTTACCTCGATAGTTTCCAGGAGTCCATCAACTCCCAGGCAGTCAGACAGCTTTTCAGGCTCAACCCGGAGTTCGATGGCCTGGAAGTCCTGCCTAAGATTGTTCACGACCCCATAATACCGATCAACATCAACGAGGTTATGGCCGTCCTGGGTGGCTTCAAATCTCATGGTTGGGACCTCACCAAAGAGGCCAACGCAGAGGAGATCAAGAACGCCGTTATGGACGCCGTGGGGCTGCCGAAAGCTGCCCAGAAGGATGCACCGGACGATTCCGGAGAGACAAAACCTAAAGATGATTCTGATGTCAAGATCCCTGCCTGAAGGTATGACTGAAGAGGAATACATAGCACGCGGGGATGCAATGGCCCGCGGCAAAGCTCTTGTGGACGAGTGGGTTGAGCTAAAACGGCTCGGCCCGGAAGCTATGAGACATTGCTGACACATTCGCCGCCTAAACCGATATATTTAACTTACAGGAAGTGCACTACAATCGAAGCGACATGACTTATAAAGTCCATATTATCTCGGATTTTTCAAAGGATAAAAAGCGAAATACTGCTTTATGCAACGGGGCGCGGATTTTAACGCCAATACGAAATGACCAATTTTACCGTGAAGACTTCAGCTTAGATTGTGAAGAAGTTTGCTTATCATGTAGAAATTTGTATCTTAGCAATACCCCGCTGGTATTTGGTAAAATCGATAAGCGCAGAATCATTAAAAAAAGACCTGATAAACTCGACTCGATTTTATACAACCTACTTAAAGCTCGACGAATATTAACAAAACAATTTAATAATCGTCGTCATCGGCCTAAATACCATAAGCCCGCCGTTCCAAGAAGCTCTCCTGGAGATTATTTGCTTCAACACCCTGACTGTTATCTGGAAGAAGCTCGTGCCATGCTTATGGGCAAGCACTGGGAAGGCAAGAATCGATGTGTGAAATTGCCTGGCGATGATGGCGCGGATCGGACGACATGACACCAGGCCGACGCCAAAAGCCATGAGATACTGTTGAAGGGGGCGAAAGTCATGCCGTACATGTGCCCATTTACTCGCAGTAGTTGTACAGAGAAATGTCAGCTATGGGATTGTGGTGAAGAAGGTCTCTACAAACCCGGATGCGGATTGGTGCGCCGATCAGACAGAATGTTACCTCCTGCATACGCTTGTATCACAGATTATAGGAAAAAAATGAAATAATCAAGGGGCGCGCGAGAAAGCCTAAGCAGTTGCCTTTAGCTGAGGTAGAAGGGCGAACCTCAGAAGAGTTGATTCCTGGCTGAAGTCTTCAAGGGTGGATTGAACCCCGGACTCGTGTCTCTGGTAGGCTTTGAATCTCCACGGCTGAATCATATAGGTCTATATAGATTTTAGGTGATATAAATATTTATGGTCTGTTCACTACTATGTCGCCTTCAGAGTATTTTAGCCCGCCAATCTGGCTCATCCAATCCTTCTCGATAACGATATAGAAGAATCGCAGAAGGTCTTGACTGAACGAAACGAACTCCGCACCCTGCTTAAAGATCTCCTCGGAATTGGCAAATGCTGCGCTGGCATCGTCAACCATCCAGGGATCTAGCTTGAACTCGGTGGAGTGGGAATTTATGAGGGCCCGGATATAATCACAGGCCCGCTCGTCCAGCTTGTTTTGCTTGATCGCCGTCTTGACCCATTCGGCTTTGTATGTGGTGTCAGTCATTGCTTCACCTCCTATTCAGGGATTGCCCCCTAACATCTCTTGGACATCCACGAGCGTCAAATATTATGCCCATCAAATCAGGTTGAATCACAAAAGGTTCGTATGCTAGATCGGGCAAGAGTGCGGGAGAATCGTCCTTATCAAAGAGGATCTCGTTGCTTTTGGACACGTCAATTGCTTCGGTCAGCCCATCGCTCCGAGAAAACCGGACCTCGCTTACAGTCAATCCAGACATCTTGCCGACCTGGTTATATCGCACACAGGCCGCTAGTATCGCCTCTTTGGCGGCGGCGAGGTCATCTCCGTGCTGTGCAACTTTGAATACATAATCCGGGAACTGTGCTGCCAGCTCTCGCTCAATCTCCTGCCTAATGCTTGGCGTTCCTTTTGTGGCACGATACCTGGCGCGCATTTGATCAATGGCGGCATCAATTTCGCTAGGAAGGCTCATCGCTTCACCTCAGCCGCCAAGCACGCTGGCAATCGTTCATACGGCCAACTGTTATATTCCCCACTGCCCTTCAGCCGTTTATATCCGAAGGCGTTACAATAATGTCCGTCTTCATTATCCCTGAGATTACACGAGCCACACGTTTTATCCTCGCAGTCAATCTCAACTAATATCATTTTCTTGCTCATCGCTTCACCTCCAAGAATTAGATAAATTCCAGTGCATCCAGATATACAGAATAATACTCATCTTCATCAGAGCAATCAAATTTTACTTTAACAATCTCTGTGCCCGCTCCAATGTTGCTTAATAATTCGATTATGGTACCGTTGTGCGTTTTCCAAGAGCGGTCAATCAATCCACCTAACTTCCGAACTCGCATTCCTAAAAGCGTAGGGGTTTCATCCATCATCACTTCACCTCAATGCTGCCTTCAGAGTATCCGGCCCCGGATGGGTACGAGTGTAATGTCGCAGTACTGACAATAATACCCCTTCATTTGTTTTCAAGATGTCTGCCACACTCAGGACATGCACGCTTAATGTCGCTTTCAAAAAAATCACACATCATCTTTCACCTTCTTGTCTTTCTTAGGCTTCTCAAGATATTGCTTGCACATCGGACACGCCCTTGGCTTCTCGACGCGCGGCTGCCAGTCATAGCCGCAATGGGGGCAGATCATTCTTTTACCTCGTGTATATCCTCCTCATAAATGATCTTCTTTGGTTTTCTCGGTTCAATTATAACGATCTCACCGTCTGAGTAGCGTGCATATGATCCGTCACTTCCGAAGCAGAACGCGATTGCCATATCTCTTAATTATGATCATATTCCTATTAATAAGTTCCGGTGCTCTTCATGAACATTTCAGTTGACCAAATCCACATGCCGCGCGCCGAGTCCGGGGTATCTCAAGCTTATGGTGGTCCTATGCCAGTTCAACGATGCACTTTCGAGGGTAAACCTGCATGGCGCTACGGCGGCTCAGGCAAGCCCTATACGTTTAATGCAGACGACCCGGAGTCTGAAAAACGAGCAAAACAGAAAGCAATAGACCAGGGGTTAGCGATGACTAAAGGAACTCTCGATGATCTTAATAAAGACATTTTTGGATCTGAAGGCCCGAACGACCTAGACATTGCCCACACAAGGCTAATAGATGAGGCTCAGGGGGCTGCCTCATATCAGTCCGCTGCGGATCGTGCCACTGACCCGGATCTCAAGAAGCTTCTGCAAAAGCTCGCTTCGGACGAGCTGGGCCACACAAAAGAGCTTACTGACTATATTGAGTCTCATAGGCCAAAACCCTCAGAGGCGCAAAAGTCTGTGGCTGAAAAGAGTGCTGCAGGCCCGGTGAAGCGCATAGTAGTCCCCATTGCAAAAGTTATCGGTGATGTGGTTTACGGCGTGGTCGTCCATGCAAATAAGGTGGACCTACAAGGAGATATTATGTCTCCTGCAGATATCCGTAAAGCCATGCACCAGTTCATGGCAGAATCTAGGAAGATTAACAAAGACCACTCAGAGGACATAGACGCCTGTCCTGTCGAATGCTGGCAGGCCACAGAAAAAGGCTTTCTGGGCAGCTCCGAGTACGCCCCCGGCGACTGGCTAATGGGTACAAAAATATTAGATCCGAATGAGTTAGCAAAGGCCCGTGCCGGAGATTATAGATCTTACTCAATCGAGGGCTTTGGTGTGCGGGTGCCTACAGATTCTTAAATTCTTTTACTTGATGGCTACTTGATTATTTAGGTTTTTGACGTTGAGTGCTAAATGTCTACTTTTCATCATGATAGGCCACCGGATGGTGTTTATTCATGCCACAGCAGTTAACAAATTTTCGCGTTAACAAAGTATCCCTGGTCGAATGGGGGGCGAACGATGAGCCGATATCCTTCGAAAAGTCGGCTTCGTCTGGTAATGAAGTCCTAATTTTCACATCAGCTCAAACCAAAGGTGATGATTCCATGAAATTCATGAAAGAAGACGAGTCCTCGGAAGAGAAGAAAGACGAGGAGAAAAAAGAGGAAGAGAAAAAGGAAGAGGAGAAGAAAGAAGCCTCTGCCAAAACTCGCGTGAAGAAAGAAGACGAGTCCTCGGAAGAGAAGAAAGACGAGGAGAAAAAAGAGGAAGAGAAAAAGGAAGAGGAGAAGAAAGAAGCCTCTGCGCCTCCTGATTTCATCTCCAAGTCTGCCGTCGAGGCCATGATCACCAAGGCCGTAAGTGCTGCCGTTGGCCCGCTGGTCGAGAAAAACGCCGCTCTGGAGAAGTCTATCCAGATGGGCGTTTATGTCCAGAAGGCCGCTTCAGACATGCCTTCTCTGGGAGATCCTAAAGCAGTGGGGCCGATCCTCTACGAGATTGAGAAGTCCAACCTCCCCGCAGAGACCAAGACGCAGGTCCGGGATCTGCTGACCCGTGCAGATCGCCTGAACAAAGAGGCCATGCCGCTGCTCAGGAGAAGCATAGGCTACAACAACTCTGCCCTGGCTCCTGACGAATCCGCCACCAAGCAGATTGAAAAGCTTGCCAAGGAGTTCATCACCAAGTCGGGTAAGCCTATCGACCTCGCAATGGCCCGTGCAGAGATCCGCAAGCTCCATCCTGAACTCGCCAAAGCAGAACAGGACGAGTACAACTCCGGGGTGGTGTAGATGCCTCTCGCATATCATTACACCAGGCCTGTCTACACTGAAGAGGCCCAGCTCGGTTATCAAGGCTACTTCGTCTATCAGGTCAGCTATGTGCAGGGTCTCGGCGTCAAGGTCGCCAGGTGCGCCACAGGTGCCGAGAAAGCCATTGGAGTTATCCTGCGGGGTGGTGAGTACGCCGCCACTGGAGTCCCCCAGTCTCTCTCGATAGTCAAGCAGGGAGCCAGCATCCCGGTAATCGCCGGTGCAGGCGGTCTTGCAGTCGGTGATCTCGTTGCCCCTGCCGCAGGTGGTCGAGGTGTGGCTGTCACAGCAGACGGTGCAGGGTACAATGGCGTGTGCGTCAAGGCCGCCGATGAAGGCGATATCGCTTTGGTCGATGTTGAGCCATACGCTACAATCTCTGACCCCAGCTAAACTTTTTTAGGAGATGATAATTAATGGTAGATGTTTTACCAAGGTCGGCCATAATTCATAAGGCTGGACCGGATCTGGATGTTTCCCAGATTCACGTAGCCCGTGCTGAAACTGACTGGTCCCACGCCTACATGAACTCTCAGAATGCGTTCGTGGCCAGACAGTGGATGCCCATATTCCCGGCAAGCCAGATCACCGGATATGTTTACAGGTGGAGAAAGGATACCTACTTCAGACGGTGGGCCGCAAAGTGGCAGCCCGGCACCTCTCCTGAGCAGGCCAGGATGAGCCTCGATGACAGGCTGTTCTATCAGCTCGACTGGACTGCCGTGCAGTACCCGTTGCCTTCTCACCTGATGGGCGTATCTGACCCAGGCATTAACCTGGACCAGGCAAGCACCGCTCTCGTCACCAATACCCTGTTGCTTGAGCAGGAGTACGTCATAAGCCAGGCATTCTTCAAGGCCGGCGTGTGGGGACTCGACTATACCGGAGTGGACACTCCTGCGGAGGTTAGTGCCGCATCCAAGACGTTCCTCCAGTTTGATCAGCCCGGCAGCACCCCCAGAGAGATCTTCAAAGCCCTCAAGATCGTCCTCGACAGGACTTCGATGGAGCCTAATCTCTGCGTCATGAGCAAACCAGTCTTTGAGACACTGAGAATTCATCCCCAACTCCTCAACTGGTTCGCAAGCTACGCAACTCCTGGGGTTGCCCTTTCGGAGCTGTCTGAGGAGCTGGTGGCCCGTGCCCTTGGTCTGCCCAAGATCGTCGTAGCTGGTGCCAAGTACGCCACGTCCGACGAAGGCGCCGCCAGAGATGACATCACCCTGGACTACATATTCGATGATCAGGGTATCTGGCTGGGTCACATCGACACACCCGGCCTGATGAGTGCCAATTCCGGTATGCTCATCAGCCAGAACTTCGATCAGTCCGTTCCTGGTGGTGTGGACCTGGCCCTTGAAAGAGTCCCGGACCTCGAAAAGCATGTTGAGCTAATTCAGGGCTTCCAATGCTACCAGCCGCTAATGGTTGGCAAGGATCTGGGCCTCTTCATGGCAAGCACTATCAGCGCCGAAGCCGCCGCAGGCACCGCCTATTAGGCTCTGCCTTCTAAACCTTTTTTGGAAGGTGATATAGAAGATGATCGAAAGACCTGATTATATGCTTCACAACACCCCCGGAGGCATGGCGGGCGTTTATAACCTCATGGTCCTGGGGCGGCTGAAGGCTGGGACGCTGTACCTGCAAAACTCTGCAGGTGAGTATGTTGAAATCACCGCAACCCCGGAACAGCTCAATGCACTGGGTGAGCGTATCCTGGTGGCCAATAAGACAGGTAGCTCAATCACCGCAGGCTCGTTGGTCTACGTGAACGGCTATGATGCCACCCTGGACTGCCCGACAATTGCACTGGCTGACGCTAACGCCCAGAAGCCAACTCAGTACGTGGTGCCTGTAGCCATCGCAAACAACGCAAGCGGCTACGTCGAGGCCGAGTACACCATCACGGGCCTGAACACCAACAGCGCCTCGGCTGTGGGAGATCCTGTTTATCTCTCAGAGACTCCGGGCGGCTGGACTCTCGTAGCGCCTACGGCGGCTGATAGTATCGTGCAGCCTATAGGTGTGGTGAAAGTCAAGAGTGCCACAGTAGGGGCCATACGGTTCTTCCCCGGAAAGTCGTTCATATCCTCGTTAGGGACCTCAAACCTTCAAAACCTGAGCGTGTCCCTGGCAAAGGTTGAGGCCCCGCTCACAAAAGGCATCACCACCGTCCCGATGAGCTTTGAATCAGGAGAGCAGGCTGCAGTCAAGGTCTACTTCCCATTCAAAGTCACGATAAACAAGATTCGTGGGATTGTGACCAAGGTCATAGGGGGAACTGATGACGGCACCATCACGGGAGCTAATGCAACTGGCAACAGTGCATCAGGCGTGGTTACTGCCGTGGCCTCTGATGCAATCAACACCGAGTACAGCGTCAGCCCCACCACGAACAACGTGGTTGAAGCAGACAGCTATTACAAGCTCACTGCGGCAAAAAGCACCGCGGGCGGCAAGGTGCTGATAACCGTTGAGTGGACCCGCACAGCATAAGCCGGCACCAATCCGGCTGATAATCTTTTTTGATAATAACTTTTGAGGTTCGCATGACCGTTACCGAGCAGGATATCAGGGACGCGATTAACATCCCGGAGGCGTCTGAGTTATCGAGCGCCGTCATTCTAAGCGCCATTTCAAGGGCTACGGGATATATTACAGTCCTTCAAGAGAGATACGCCGCCCCGGCAGCGTTCTTTGTGCCCTGCGAGCAGGCTTATGCAAATTACCTGGCCTATCAGGCCTATGCAGATCGTGTCCTCAACGTCCCGCCCGGTGCATACTCGGAGGGTCAATGGACTCCGATAGCTGAGGAGATTGTCAGGTCAACAGGTGACAAACTCCAGGGGCTCAGGCAGGTCTATGAGGACTACGAGAAAATAATAAAATCCTACCCGGCGAGGCCCACGGGAACGTTTCACTCAAACACTTCTCTGAGACCTCCGAGGTTCCGATTAGGACAATATGATTATGATTGTATGGGGATGGTTCCGCCCATGTGAGGAGTGACTGTGGCAGATGACATCGTTTACAAGATGGTCCGACTTCGAGACGCCAATCCGACTATAAACCCTGGATGGATGGCACTGGATCGCTGGTTAGCTGAAGTCGCAAAGGCGCACGGCGATCTTGACCGCCTCGTTAGAACGGACATTTTTGATTTGGAGAATAACTATTCTGGGGACTTTATCAACATTACAGAGGAGGAATATAACAGCATGGATATAATTTCAGGTATCATTATTGATCGCCCCACCTGGGACGCTTTTCTGACAAGCATCAATAGCTATGCAGATGTTCCGGTGCATTGGCCAAACGAAACCTCTGTGGAGAAGACCAACTGGCCATGCGAAAAGCTAGGCACCAAATCACTCTACTTCACTGCCACGGAGGAAGATCTCTTAGTAACCATCCTGGGCAGCCTGGACGGGGGGCTCACATTCCCCATAACGGCAGAGTCCGAGTTCGCTGTAGATGTCGGCAGCCCTGTTCTGAAGCCGATCAGCAACTTCTACCATGCACTGAAGATCCAGGTCAAACCCGCTGTTGACGATGCACACGGCACGCTCAAAGTATCTGGTGGCGGTACATCCATCCCAGGGATGTCTGATGTAGAGGTCACGGCTCTGCTGGATAAAACCGGATTGGCGACACAGACCACACTTGCGGCCATCCTGGCTAAGCTCATCACCGCACCATCAACTGAGGCCAAGCAGGACACCATCAAGACGGCGATCGATGCCATCACGACCAAGCTCTCGGCAGATCCAGCTACCCAGACCACATTAGCGGCCATCCTGGCTAAGCTCATAGCCGCCCCTGCGACAGAGGCGGGACAACAACCTCCAGCGACCACAGTCACGCATGACAGCATTGCGCTTACTGCCGCTAATACAGAGTACAGTCTGGTAATTCCTACAGGCTGCAAAAAATTAACATTCCGGACGGTGCAGGCGGATGGCAAGACCCCGGGAGACGATCTGCTGTATGCATTTGTCACTGGAAAGGTGGATCATCCGACGCTATACGAGCATATGCTACTCGATGGCGGGGCCGTCTACTCCGAGAGTAACCTCAGCTTGTCTAGCAAAACGCTATACGTAGCTGGTATAACCGCTGGCGACATTGTGCTCCTGGAGATGTGGTCGTAATGGCACCCGGACTTAGCCCTCGGATGTTCATTCGGAAGGGCAAAATAATTAAGACAGTTATTGCTGATGGCAGCGGGGATCACAAAACGCTTTCTGCCGCGCTCGCTGCGATAACTGACGCGAGCGCGAGTAAGCCGTATGGCATCTTGGTTTTTGGAAAAATAGCTGACACCGTTCAATCGGTGGCAAAAGAATACGTAGATGTATTCGGAATTGATGCAGATATTACATCTACTTTAGTCAACGACGCTGCCGTGTTGTTTTCAGGAGTTGGAAATACCAGGTGGCAGAATCTAATATTTAGGCGTTCTGGAACGCCAACGACAGGAAGTCTGCATCCCGTTGTACTATTCACGGGCAATGGGTGCAATACCACCTGTATTGTCCGGGATTGTAGATTTTTGAATGAAGTTAATGCAAACTTTTTTGGCTTATGTGGGGGAGATGTCGCCGAGTCAGCCTCGCCAATAATAGATAGATGCACATTTTCGGGCGGAGTGTCTGGTTATGCCTATGGTCACAACAACGGCCTAAATATAACGGACGCGAATACCGCGCCTTTAGTCAAAAATTCTAGATGCATTGGCGGTACATCGACTGGAGCAGATTATGGGTGTGAAATAATGTTTTCTGCCAGTCCTAGACTAGAAAATAACACGTATGTTGGAGGATCTGGTGCGTCCGGACAAAATCGCGCGCTGGTCATCGCGCATGGCACATCACATTCAGCTGAGCCTATCATCATGGGCGGAATTGCCATTGGCGGATCATATAGCAACGGTGACGGCCTTCAGGTTCGCGATGACTCTGCGCCGGTGATAATCGGTCTGACAGCGAAACCGGGCACTGGCGCGCAAACTTCGTCAGTTGGGGCTTCGATATCATATGGCGCGTATCCGACTATAATCGGCGGGTACTACGAAGGAAGTGAGGGTGTTTTTTCGGGCTCACACGGCGTACTGGTAAATTATGGCGCAGCTCCAACATTTCGCGGTAGCGTGATAAGATCCGGAAAGTACGGAGATGGGGTGTATATTGTATCTCCAGGGTCTATGCCAAGATTTTTCAATTGTACAATTCGCCAATATGGGATATATGCTGATTGTCATGCCGTGAATGTGGCCAGTGGTGGAGCGATATTTGATGGGTGCCAGATGGCGCCGTCGATTATGCAAGCGCCTATCACCACACCTTATGATAATCAGATGTGGACTAATGCCGATAACGGCAGATTCCGTCCGTTGGCAAGCTATCCATATCAGATTATTTCAATGGCGATTGGTATCGATGTTGGGTATGTTGGTCAGACCTTTGACCTGGGCACCACTGCCGGAGATGACGATATACTAGCTGATATAGATTTAGGTGCTACCGGAAACTATGAATTACCGATCAACCTGGCCGTGGCCCAGATAGTCGCAAGTGGATATATCTACGGAACCCCATCTGGCACCGTTCTCGATAATCACATCGGATTCAAGTATTCGTATTGTAGAAATCAAACTAACAATTGTGGCGTGTATCTCAATAGCAACGGATCAATACAGATCCGAAATTCTACCATTTTAGCGGCAGGCGCATCTGATGCTCTGTATATAGGGGCCAATGCAATCGCATCGCCGAACTATAGGATCGAACGGTGCACGATTGAAAATTTCAATCCCGCTGCCAATGCCATTAATGCCGCCTCGGAGATATCTAATGCTCCGATATATCAATCGACATTCCGGGGATTGCAAACGAATATCGCAAGTTGCCTAGCGGGGACTGCAGTAGGGACAAATATATCTCTATAAGATCATCGCCCCATGAATGCGAGACCGTAAGCTCGCCCGAGGGCCACACGAATAGGTGAGTAAACATGGTAAATCTAAAATGTGCCGGTTGGGCAAATGTGGTTCGACCGCCGCCCGCTCGACATTTGTCGAAACCGAGATGATCTTATGACTGACATTGCTGCATTTTCCTCCAGTTATATAGTATCTGATGCTGAGCTAGAAACCCTGATCGGCGCCGACAAGCGAGCGTCAGCCGTGGCCCTGAAGGCGGCAATAGCGGCAGACCAGCCGTGGTACTGTGCTGAAGCTACCGGGCACATAGATACATTGCCTCTCCGGGTCCAACGCTATGAGCTGCCATATACTGCCAGATACATGGCTACCAATAAATATTATTGTTAAGAGGTGAATATGTTAAATACAAATCCCACAACGAACTCAGGCAACGGTTGGCTTGAATGCCTTGAATACGCCGGAAGGGGTGCGAAAGACCCAGCAGGTTACTCCATGCCACAAGGCTGGTCCATCCGAGATCTAGTTGCCTCGGTGATCGTCTTTCGTAGTAAGAAGATTGTCGAAGTGGATCCGGACAAGGATCTTCGGAAGACTGATCGAGTAATCAAAGCAATCCTCAATGAAAATCTCATTGAAATGCTGTATGGAGAAGATGACAGAGCTATTCTCATCGCTCCCTCAAACGCGGCACCTAACCTCACCAGGATTGAGTGGTATCAGAAATATGGCCGAGATGGATTGCGAACGCTCGCCACTTCGGCCATGAAAGGCAACATCGGCAGAGATCCGTTCAGGATCCCATAGGTGGTTTTCGATGGACATTGATAAACATCACTGGGGGTTAATTTAATGTCAGAAAAGTTTTGGGTGGACGGCTCTAAGCTGCCGTCTGGTTGGGAGGGCAGAATCGTCGTCAAGGACGCGGGCGGTAAAGTGACCTGCGGGCCATTCTCGGCGGGGACTGAGGCAGGCGGGCCGTTCTATGAGGTATCCGCGGCAGGCCGTCGTTTTGAAGCATGGGAGAAGAAAGGCTACGTGGTCCGGGCAAAGAAGGTGTGAGGCTTGAAACTTGGACCAATTGAATGGAAACCATTAGGGTTCCTGCATGAGGATATCCGCAACACGCGATTCCTCCTCACAATCACGAACGACTTATGGCTGATGATGGTGGTCGTGGGGGTATTCTACCTCATCTTGACTGGGGCAGAGGTAAGTGCCCTGCTGTTCGGGGCAATCAACCTCGTGATCGGCTATCTCATAGGGCGGGGGCAGTCTGCGGCGGGAATGTACTTCAACAGCAGGAAGGACGGGAAAACAGAGTCGGAACTAAACAACGAACCTGTTACAATCACGTCCAAGTTGATTGAGGCGGCTGAATCAACTCCTGCAGCAGTCGTCGAGCCGCCAAATGCTACAGACAATCCAAAAGCAGATGGAGTGAGCTAATTGAATCTTGATTATCTGTTCTTCTGCATTGCCTTGAGTATAGTCTCCCTGGTTGCGTGGGTCGGGTGGCGGAACTCGCTGCACTACGGCCAAGAAGCCGCCGAGATTGGTGGGATGCTCATGAACGTAAAATGCGACATCGAGGGCGATGATGAAGCATATGCACGGATCTTAAAGCTTTCAGTCGAAGAGTACAAAACTGAACGCGCAAAAGGGCGTGTGCTATACCTCGCTGGCATGAGGGTTCAAGGGATCTCAGAAGGTTTACGATCACCGTTCCGTTTCTGGAGGTGAAGGCTTGACCGCCTCGCCGGTAAATATATTCCGTTTCTGCTTCTTTCTTTCTCTTTCGCTTGCTGCTGTTTATCTCGCACTCTTCATACTGTCCCTGAGCGGGACTCCTGGCGAGGCAGACCTCTACATCAAGACTACTTTCGACTGCGAAAATTGCAGCGGTGGGACGTATCACCAGGGCCGGGTCGGGGAGTCTGTCAGCTTCAAGGATGTTAGCTCTGCCGGGTATCACTACGAAAAGGATGTAGACGATGACACCGGAACGACTGGGCAGACATCCGAGTTCACGATGGACGGCGGAGAGGCAAGCTACTGGAACTATCATCGGACCTGGACAGAAGAAGACATTGCCGGGACCAACCAGCTCAAGCTCCACATCAATAGGATCGGCGGGAGCTATTACGGCAAGAACGGCATGGACATCACCTACAATGAGGCCGATGGTTCAGAGGAGTTTGAAAGCTCGCTAACAATCGAAGCGGAGAATGCAACAATCCAGTTGAGAGTGGTTGACTGGAAGACCGGAAAGCCGGTATCCCTAGAAGAACTCGACCTCGTGGGAAAAATCGTCCTCGACCAGCTTGTAAAGCTCTCGGAGCCGATCGAGGACGTGAAGGGCTTTTGTGAGAGCCTGGACAGAGACGAGATAATCTCATCCGAGGCAGGAGCAATCCGGATATTGCCAGTCAACACATCCCGGTACAACTACACCTGGGAAGATGGCAAGATGCTTCGGCAGCTCAACGGATCTGCATGGGCATGATGGAAGAAGAAGCTGCGATGGGCAGCCTCGTGCTGCTCATCCTCTTGGCGATCGTCTATTTTGCAAAGCCGTGGCTCTATTGGCCGAGGTGATGGAGGTTTTATGGGTTATTTATCAGATCGTTTAGGCCTGCATATACCGGATGGTGATACTGAGGACTTTGGCGATTATATTCCAGATAACTACATCCTGGACCTCCTCAAGATCGATGCCGAAGCCCAGATCCGGCTTTTAACTGCTGCAGGTAAAATCCCTGTCTACGATGAAAATGGTATGCTGATTAGCTCCGGGATCGCTCCGGCAGACCTGGAGGCGGGTCTGATCAGCTCTTTGCTGACCACTCAGGGGATGTTGCTTTATAGAGATGCCAGTGCATTGGCGGCCCTCTCACCAGGAACTGCGGGCCAATCTCTACTCACACAAGGAGCAGCGGCAAACCCCATATTTGGTTATCCCTCTCACGCAACACTTACCAATCTGACTGTGGGGGATCCTCACACCCAATACGTTCTAAGGTCGTTGCTCTCAACTCCGGGGAGCATACCTTATATGGGTGCGTCAGCCTGGCAGGCCTTGGTAAAAGGCACAACAGGCTATGTCCTCATGGCGGGGTCATCGTATCCTTATTGGGGCCTGCCGAAGCTTGACGACCTCGCAGCACCGGATGACAACACGGACAGAAACGTAAGCACTTCAGCACATGGGCTATGCCCCAAAGCGCCTAACAGTGCATTACAGGTACTTTTAGGCACAGGCTTATGGGGCACTCTGAAGCTTGACGACCTGGCGGCTCCGGATGACAACACAGACCTGAACTGCAGCACGAGCAAACATGGCCTGATGGAAAAGCTTCCGGGAGGAGCATCCCGGTTCAGAGGAGATGGGGGTTGGGATACCCCCACATTTGGGGTAGATTTCTCATTTGGTGACGGGGTAAGCGTAATCGAGGAGTCGGCAGATAGCCACAGAATTCCGATAGCTGCCAACATTGTCGCGGCCAGGATACGCAGCTTTGATGTCAATGATAGATTGTCCGGGTCAATAACATGCACGCTCTATATGCATTACCTGGGCAACGTCGTTGGAACTGCAATCGATACATTTGTACTGTCGAGTAATTATTACTATGAGGAGACTGGCCTCAATATAGCCGTTCCTGCCGGGCGATGGCTAACGATCAAAGTTTCCGGCATAACCTCCTGCAAGCAAATAGTCTGTAGCCTGGAGCTGGATGGAATATGAGCCAGACGGTTATTCTAAGGCCGACCTGGCAAGGAACGGTTAACAACATCCAGTATGGCACAACGCATTGTGCTAACTGGGATTCGGCTTGGGAGCAAGTCTGCGAAGAGGTTTGTGATGACGGTTCCTACTTCAGCGTCGGCCCGCAGGGTGGGGTTGCTCAATACGGGGAGAAATCGTTCATATTATCCGATCCTGCATTGAGGGGGGCCATATCAAATGTTACCGTGCTTGCTCGATGCAAGGGCGCAGCATCCTACAATTGTTATGGCAGAACCCTAGTCTATGTGGGCGGCGCAACATATTATGGGGATCTCGTTTACTTAAATGCAGATTCGAGTTTTCATGATTTGACTGCCTCATACGACCTTAACCCCTCCACCGGGTTAGCCTGGACCTGGAACGACATAAGGGCATTAGAAGCCGGGTCCAGGTTGGGCTGCACAAATATTGTTGATACCCTCTGTTCATGGGTTTATGGCATCGTGACATTTAGGCCCGCAGCACGCGCTTGCTCGCAGATCATTGGCCTGCCGTGGTGAGTCTGTTTGAAAGATATTCTTGAACGGCATGGGCGGAGACTCCAGGGTGTTATGGGTGATGCCTGGGGGCACGAAGGCCCGACCAAATTCATCATTACATCCGGGGATCTCCGAGTGTGCCCTATCTGTCAAGCCGCAGAACGGGATGGCGTCATTCCCTCAGATCGCCCCTACAGCAACGGCATGATGCACCCCCCATTTCACGGCAAAACCTGCAGGTGCAAAGAAATCCTATCCGACGACCTTGCCCAGGCAGTTGAAGTCAAAGCCAACGAGCGATCTGTTGATGTTGGTATCCTCAATCCCCAAAAGGCTCATGCTGCCGCAATCCGTGAATGGGGGTCTGGCAATGGTCCGCCTAACTCCGATGTGAGTAGGGAAATTGATAACGTCCCTCCCGAAGTTTTTACTCCTCTTTTCGACGACCTCACTAAACATTATAAAAACCGATTTATGAAATAAAGGAGCTATTTCTATGAGTGGAAGCGAAGTTATAACAATCCTCCAGCTAACCGGCTCTACGCCGACTGAAAACGAAGTCACCGCCATACGGTTCGACACCGCAGGGGCCGCGGTACCCGGTCTCGACTACCCCTGTAAAGTCCCTCCTGCAGGGGTTGATGAATACGATTCCTATTGGATCACCCTCATGCTGCACTACAGCGGTGATTTCAGTCTGATCAACAACATGAGGTTCTGGGGCCCTGGAAACATCGCAGATACCTGGTTCCCTGGCGATCTCGGTCGCATGGTCATACCGAGATTAGATAGTTCTAGCGGCGGTCATGGATTCCTAAAAGCATCCTACCAGATCGCAGCCGGGACCCTCGGCCTGACTGGCTACAAGATCAAGGATCCCAGCAACGGTCACGCAGTCTATAAGGGTCAAACAATCTCAGTCGTTGATGTTGATACCTTGAACGAGGCTGCCCCTCTGGTGATTGATACCAGGGACATAACTGCTGAGGGCGATTCAAAGTGCTTCCTGTTGCAGACTGAACACTATCCCGGTGCGGCTCATGGCGAGATGACTCCTGTTACGCTAATTCTCGCTGTGGACGTAGTTTAGGGTCGAGGTGGCAATTTGCTCGACCCCGCGCCTTACTGGCGATACTATTGGGTTGCCACCATGCCAGATGGCACCCAAATCCCCCAGTTTGACTCAAGTGGCAAAAAGTTCCTCTGGCATAATCTGCCCGATAAACCCGTATCTATAACGCTTGTGCCCTTCTCAGAAGACCTGTCTCGTAAGGTCATGGCTGCGTCTCGTGTTGCGGCTCTGCCGACCAACAACCCGCCCACAACGCTCCAGGATCTCGGCCAGGGGTTATTGTGCGGAGTAGATGAACGCTTCTTCACACAGCAAACCGTCAAGTGCCTCTCTTGCGGGCACCAGTTTCCTTACAATCCGGCATCAAAAGCAGAGTGCCCGAAGTGTCACACTACTGACGAATGGTTCTGTACCCAATGCCAGGAGATGAAAAGACCTCTCGTGGTCGATAAGAAACTTCTCTGTCCGGACTGCAAAGCACGGGGAAAAACTCAGGGACTTAAGAGAATCATGAAGTTCCAGATCTCTGCAGGAGGCATGTCTTATGATTTCCAGCACTGGATCAGATCGCCCCCCGTCGAGGTGCGAGTAGCGCACGGCGAAATAATAATCAAGAAGCTGCCAGAACCAAACCCGCAGCAGTAGGGATATCATGGTAACGTACCGGGCACCGTTCTCGCATTGGTCAGATTTTTCGTTCGCAGAACTGGCCGATCGATCTTTTGCCTGGCTGGCAGAACCCTCTCACGTCGTGACGTTCACGGCAGACATGATCCTGTCTCCCGTGACAAGCAACGATGCCCGGTCGAACTGGATCATAACCCCCCAGCTCCTTGCTTATGCGAACGAGTTCGCCTACATCATGAGCCTCACGTACAAGATGGGTCTCATGAGGCGAATCGAGTTTGCGACAGGAGAAGATCTTGATGATGTATGGGGTAAGATCTATGGAGTCCGAAGGCGCTACGGAGAGGGCGACGAAGCTTACCGCAAGCGTCTGCAGATTTATCTCCTCCAGCTCGCAGGGTCCGGCACAAAAGCTGCGATTGAAGAGATAATATCAATCATAGTTGGCCGGGCTAATTCCTGCAGGGTTGACACCTATTGGCCGGGGTACTGTCGAATTTACATCACAGATAGCCTGGCTCGTGTGAAAGCCCGTGCTAACCTTGACCTGATTAACCTGGTGCTGCCTGAAACACTGGCTGCCGGGATTGATTACCGTTTTTACATCCCCTATTACGACCTGCCTGCCGATATAGCCCTCCAGGGTGTAGAATACCTCTCACTTCCCGCGTCAGAAGCTCTGCAGGGCGAATCAAGGTGCACGTTTACGGCAAGCGCCGTAATGGCCAAGCGGTCTGATGTTTCGATAGATGCAGATCTGGTGTTGGGGGGTGTCACAAAATCGGAGATCCTGGCAGATATCGCTCTCAAGGACCGCGTTGATACCTCATTAGGTGCCTCCGAGGTATTATCTGGACGAGTTGAGTTCTATATAGCCGCTGATATGGCTTTACAAGGACCCTCTGAGATGACCTTTAAGGCCTATGAAAGGGTCGTGGCAGACATCCATACCACTCTGGATGCAGATCTGGCTCTGCAGGGCCGCAGGTTAAGGCCTTTTGAAGCCAGGATAATGCTTGAGGAATCGACATGAGGCGTGCTGTTTTTGGTGCTGTGATTGGTGAGAATCGCCTTATGAGGTGTTTTGACACCCTCGGATGGAATGCGTGGGGCTGGACCCCCACGCTAGGCCTCGATGTCTCAGGCGTCCGGGAGGTCATAACCACTCATGGAGAGAACATAATAGCCCTCTGTGAGCTGTTCAATGGCAACGAGGCCATTTATCACTCCCCTGACTGCGGGGATTCCTGGTCTAAAGTCCTTGAAGTGGAGGATATTTTCGATATCACCAGCGTTGGATACAACTGGACGCTCGCCAGCACTTCCGCCGGGTGGTACTCATCCCTCAAAGCCGGATCTCAATGGGATCTCGTAGCGGCTGCCGGAGTTGGTGTGCCTGTAGGAAAATCCGTGGTCTGGGTTAAGCCCAATCATCTATTCACTCATGACGGCTCCGCTATATGGCTTTCAGAAAATAAAGCCGAGTCATGGGATAATGTCTTCGACTTGACGGGGGTTTCGGGATATCTACCGACCAAGCTAAACAGCATCGATGGCTACCAAGGCCGCGTAATCGCTACGTGTGGGTACTCATTGATCGAGACGCAGGATTTAGGTGATACGTTCCCTGTTCTGAATTTATCTGAAGTCATCCGGGACTGGCCCCTCGTCAGTGCCTCTCAACCCATCTGGAAGCAGATAGTTTTTTGGGATACTTTAGACCCACTGGATCCTCTGAAAAGCCGGTGGATGATAAGCTCACTGCTCACCAGCCGGGACATCATAAGGACTTATGTCAACCGGGGCGCCGGGATATTTTCTCCTGTGGTGGACATGGCATTATCAGAACGGCACCGCCTGAACCTCTCCCAGACTCGCCGCATGGGCGTAGACATCACAGACACCTGTCTCATGATATCTGGAGATCGGAGGGTCGATGGTGAGCTGAAGCACGCCATGACTATCTCATCCGATGGCACGGCATTTACTGATGTCCTGGGGGGAGGAGATCTAGGGCTGGCCAGACGGAGCAATGCCTCGATGGACGCCGCTTATGCGGCCCTTACAAAGCTGGCGGTGGAGTAGTTGCCCGACGATAACCTGCGGTATTTAACCACAAACGAAAAAGCCGCTCTGCTGATCTGGCGAAACAAAATCGAGCCGGTCCTGGCGCTGGGGGGTGAAGTCGCAACAGAACTGATGTTCTGGCTGAATCCTATGGGGGCTGTCTACTCATCCGGATTGCTTTCGTTCCCTGCTTCGAAAAAGTCCACAAGGTCGAGCCCCTTTACAGGCATTGAACGATACTTCAATTTAGTACATGCTCGATGTCAACCGACTACGTATTACAACACCGGCATAGCCAAGCTAACCAATGATTATTTTGCCTACACCAAATATAGCACAACAGCATATATTAGCCTGATAGCTGCTTATCCTCGGAGCTCAACAATCCTCGCAGTTCTCAATAAGCTGTACGATCGAGTTGAGGCGGTTCTTGTCAAACACGACGCCACAATCCGGGCCGCCGTGTCTGGGTACAACAGAGCTGCAATCATAGGCGGGCTTTTAGTCCTGTTCGAGACCTTCTCAGTATGGGGGTCTAAATATTGGGCTACTGATGCTTATTGGAGTGAGTTTTATGTAGCGGCCAGCAGTTCCGGGACAGTCGGACCCTACACGGTGACTGTAGACTACTGCAATAATGGCGTCGTGTTCGGGATCGTGATGGATGAACCGATGCACACGGCCCACCAGAGCGTAGACGCCGAAATGGCCTTGCAGAGTGAAGTTAGGTCTACGCTCTCCGCAGACACGTTACTTTCAACCAGACAGGTTATAGAGCTACCTGCGGACCTCGTTTTACAAGGTGGAGTAAAGAAAAACATCCTGGCCTCTGCTGCAGTCCAGGGGGATGTTCAAACGCCCCTGTTGGCTGATGAGGCGTTACAGGATTTGGTGACGCTCAACCTCCCTGCAGATGGCCTACTGGCAGAACAACATACTTACTCCCTCGCAGCCTCGGCCAGGATGCTTTTAGATCATCATGCACCTCTTGATGCAGATATTTGCGTATTGGCTCCTGTTCGGGTTGCGTTGTCTGCGTCGATCTACCTTGAGCCCGACTTTGCCTCGGAGATCATGACCGACCTTGAACAGTTCTTCTGGCAGAGTCCCAGGATTCGGGCTGCAGCTCGATCCTATAAGGTCTACAACTCGCAGAAAAACGCAGATTTCGGGGTGGTGCCTTGAGCCTGACAATCACACAGAGGCTCGCTATTCTGCACGCCCTCCCCACGACCCTAAACGACGAAAGCGTTCTGGTTTTTGAAGATGACGGGGGTGGGTGGCACCATGATCCTGCCATAGAAAGCTGGGTATCTTTTACGATCCTGCCCGGCCCCAGGTGGCTCTACAACGTCCAATCCCTGTTAAGTTCTGTATGGAATTCTGCTACATCAAAAATCGATGACGAGCGAGGCCAGATTAACCAGGGCACGATCAACCTCTACATTTGCTCGACCAACAAACGCACCGTCCAGGCTTATGAAGCCGAGCTGGCCGGGTTGATCGAGCGGACTCGCATAGGGCTATCACTCGATGTCGAGGGAGTCACAACAGGCCCGGAGAATGCCAAGCCCAGGCCACTAGGCAGCTACAATGACTATAGGCTCAAAAGGCGAGTCTACAGGACGTTAGTCGAAGTCCCGATACTGTATAAGTTCACCACCACAGAAGGCGTTGAACTCATCAAACGGATATCGATAACGCAAGAAATGGGCTGGCCGCTTGAGAGCGTTGACGCTCTTATGCTTAGAGATCCGGCTCACTTCTTATCTGCTGATATGTGGCTGGCTGAATTGGTTGAATCCACTTTAGACGCCTCGATTGTCCTGGCATCTACACCTCAAATAACCTTCACGGCATCGATGTTATTAGAATCTGTATAGTCGAATATTATTTCTTTTTTTAGGAGGTTATCAATGGCTACACAAAGAGTTTCTGTTAGGCTTATGGATGCTAACCCCGCACTGAATCCCGGTTTGCTGAGCCCGGCAGACTGGGCTAAAGAACTTGCAAAAAATTCTAAAGAGGGACTGAAACGCATGATAAATGTGACCGTTACGGTGCCTGATGGGGTTTAAGTATGGTTTATACATATGGTGATTACTCAAAAAAAGGCATCCTGCCAGACATAGGCATAACGCTGGAGGCAGTCGGGCGTACCAATAACTCGACAACTTCTCATACCTTATTGCTTCTCGGTGAGGCTGCCCGCGGACCTACTGCGGTTGTGGGGCTGACTTCAGCCAGCTCTGCTAAAGCATATTACTACATGGGAGATCTCAAAGAAGCCATCGAGGACGCTTTTGGTGAGGGTGCACCCCGGATATTCTGCAAAAGAATCCTTGGTGAAGACAACGCTCAGGCGGAAGTTGACCTCGTAGATGACCAGTCCGTACCCAATGTGATCGGAACAGCTAGGGCTAAATCGGCTGGTGCTTGGGGCAATGGAGTATCCCTCACAGTTAGCCAGGGAGTCATAAAGCACGCCGAGCAGGATTACTTTGCAGGCAACGGCCTGGGAGGAGTCTATGCGTTGGCTATGGCAGGATTTATCAACCCCCAGCCAGTCGGCGCGTATGTCAAAAAGAATGGCACCGATCTGACGATAGTCTACACTGAAGAGGCTTTAGCCGCAGGGAAGGTCTGGCTCAATTGCACTACCGGGGCTCTGAAGTTCTACACCAGCGACGAACCAGACGCAGCAGATCAAATAGTTTATTCCCTCTGGTATTACGGTGTTGACATCCTCATAACGGATAACCTCACCACAGAGTACCGGGAAGACCTGCAGGACCTCGACGCAGTTTATGATGCCCTCACGTCGTCCACATTAGCGGACTTCGAGATAGCCACAGGCATGACTCACTTGCCTGCAGTTGGCCAGTATAAGCTCATCGGCGGCACCGATGGCGATCCCATAACGGCAGACGACTGGGAGCAGGCCCTCATGGAGTGCTCAAACGAGCTTAAGAAGCTTGATGTAGTCCCGACTGCTGTTGCTTTGTGCGCCTATGAGGTTCAGACGGATTCGTACGACCTGCACGTAATCGCCTCTCAGTGGGCGACTGCAGAGAACACCAAGTTCCGGCCCACTATGGTCTTTGTACCTACTAAACCCAGTGAGACCCCGGAGCAGATGATCATCGAAGGTGCCAAGAGATCTAACCGACACCTCGCAATAGTCTATCCCTCCTGGGACGAATCTGAGACTAAAAAGAACCTGGCCGTGCTCTGTGCAGCCCGCACAACCTGGGCACCTCTCGGGGAATGCATCTCGGCGGATGAGAACAGGCTCAAAGGCGCAGACGGCTTGACCGGCGATCTGGAAGACACGATCAACGACGACTATGTGAGGTCTTTGACTGAGGCAGGCATCTACGTCATAGTCAAGAACCGCGCCGGCGTCGGACCAGTCCGAGGGATCACCACCGACAAGACCGACCAGTTCAAGGAAGTGGTCGATCAGGTCACAGCCAACTGGATCATTGTCAAGTGCAAGGACGTTATGTCTGCGTACCTCCGGCACAAGAACGACGCTGACACCAGAGAATCCATTCAGCTTTCAGTGAACGCCTTCTTGAGGGAGCTGAAGGAAGAGACCAAAGCGATCTACGACTTCGTTACCTCGATCGCACCGGACAGCAACGATCCTAACCTGGTCCACTTCGAGTTGAAGTTTATCCCAATGGGACATATCAACTGGATTGAGGTTGCTATGAAGATGGGACCGTACACGGACCTCGCAGAGCTGCAGTCTTAAGGAGCTGACTTTTTATGTCATATATTGAAGATTCGGTCCAGGCCGATATAGACACCCTCGACACTGCCCTGAACCCCGGCGACTCTTGGGACGGTTACTCAATCGTCCCGGTCGAGACTATCAGCGGTTCTGGTGTCAAGGTAACGGCAGTAACAAATCGTGATATACTGTTGAAAGTCGGCGGCATCATGGTCCCGATGGACTCATTGAGCATCAACACCACTGAGAACATCCAACCAGTTCACGGGGCCTCACGCGCGCGCGCCTATGCGCTCGCAGGTGGCGATATCGACAGCAACTACTCTGTGGAGTTCGGAACCTGGCTGTCTATGGAGCAGGTCGAAGCCTTGAGAGAAGCCCTATTCGCAGGCCCACATGGAGAGGCAGTCTATCACTCGGTGGTCTGTACGTTCCTCGGCGACCCTGCAAAGGGCTACGCTGGCAGGCACCCCCTGGTATCCCTCCTGAAGTGCAAAGCCAAATCTGACTCCTGGACATTCTCACAGGGTGGTCCGGGAAAGAGCAAGTTCGACGGTCTAGCACTGGAGTATTTCTGGTATGGTAGAATCTGAGCCATACCATACTATTTTTTGAATAATAGGAGCAATAATAATTATGGCACGAGACGCAAATGATCTTAAAGCCCTGATTCTGGCGGGCGATTCTTATACAGAAACCGTATCAATCGACTACATGGGTGAGGTTTTCAATATTGAAATCCGGCCCCTGACGGAATCAGAACTCACAGAAGTCAATCGTCAGATGAAACTCAGCGCAAATGTCATCAGAAAAATAGCAGAGAAGGTGAAGGCCAACAAGGCGCTTTCGGCAGAAGAGAAAGCTACGATGGACAAAGAAGCTCTGGATACTATTTTGAGTGACCCTGAGTTCGACCTCGGAGGCATGAATTTTACCAACTTCGTCCTGGCTCGTGAGTTCTGCAAGCGTGGCATAGTGGATAAGGGATTGCGGGATGTGGTCTCTAAGTTCCGGTATGGCCTGACAGAGATGTTGAGCACCAGAATTCAAACCATCAGCAACGTCCCGCCTGCCGTGGTGGCTAATTTTTTTGGTCAGAAGAAGGACAGCTAATCCTTCTTGAGCTTTTAGAAGGCTACAAGTTCGCTGGTGGGGAGGTTCGGAGGCTGACCCGCCCTCAAATCATGTTCTTGAACAAGACCTTTGAGTTCAAGGTCTCCATGAAGACGGGCAAACGGCAGGGCCGAGCTGCACAACCTGCAGGCACCAGGCCGGGGTTATGCGGAACTCCTGAGCAGATCCATGCCAAAATGTGGCCCAAATTCCAGCGGATGGATAAAGCTGCTCGTGATAGCGAGATCGCCGTAGCCAGAGCTGCACAAACCTCCTGGGAACGGAAATACAAACAGTTTACACCCAAAAAGAGGGGTTCGAGATGAGCGACGCGGTACGAGATTTTTTAGTTCGAACGATCCTTCAAGACGACGCCGGTAAAGGCTTGGATGCCCTCATAGCCAAAGCCACTTCACTGACTGAGAAAGCCTACACCATGACGGTCCAGGTGGCCACCAAAGAAGCCGAGAAAGCCGTTGCCAGCCTGGAGAAAGCTGCCACAAAAGCCTCAAAAGTCGATAGCTCAAAGGCCACTAAAGGTCACAAGGACCAGGCCGAAGCTGCGAAGGGGTTAGCAGACAAACTCAAGACCCTGACGGAGCAGTCCGAGAAAGCCGGGGATACTGCGTCGAGTTTCTTCCAGAAGCTTGATGCAGGCCGGCTCGTTGTGGCCGGGGCTGCCGCCGGGATGATTGCCTATGCCAAATCTGCCTTGCAGACCGCCGAGGCCCAGAGGCTTAACATCGATATGATCAAGGACCAGTTAGGCGCTCAGACCAGCTTAACCAGCTTCATAGCCCAGGGTGGCCAGACTTCCGGTACATCTAAACAGGGGCGCGGAGACCTCATGGCCCTCATGGCCATGACAGGCTACAAAGATGAGAACGAGATGAAGAAGGCTGCCGAGAATGCCGAGAAAATCATGTCCTCGACGTTCGGCCAACAGTTGGCGAAGTTCGGGGTAAACAACGAGGAAGAGCTTCTTAAGGTTTTATCTGGCCCGATGGATGAGAATAGCGACATTGGTCGAGTTGTTAAATCAAAATTCCCAGAGATGTTCAAGGCCGGGACCCTGGCGACCGAGAAGATTAAAGTCCAGAGTGAATCCAAGTTTGCATTTCAATCTGATGCAGTGGTCGAGGCTGAGGCCCGACGCAGGCTGGCAAGCAAAGCTCTGGAGAAAATGAGCAGTGGGGTTGTTAAGGATAAAGACAGCTATCGCGTAGCTGCAAAGGACTTCTCCACCACGTTCTCGGACTTGAGCCAGAGCATAGGCGATACCGTCCGGCCTGCAGCCCTCATGATCACCCAGCTCATGACATCCATCATGAAGCTCGTCAACATAGCCCCAGAGATTCCTATACTGATAACAGTAGTGCTGGGGCTCGGTGTTGCATTCTCGACCCTCGGATCTGTCTTGCCTCTGGTGACTTCCAGTATAACCAAAATGAGTGCATCCTTGCTTGCCAACCCGATAGGCCTCGCAGTAATCGCCGTGGTTGCGCTCGTCGTGATCCTGGGCAGCCTGGAAAAGCGGTTTGGACTGGTCACGAAAGCCTGGGAGAAATTCTCTAACTCCGAGATCGGCAAGGACATAATAGCGACCGTCAAAGCGATTCTTGACTACTTCGGCCTCCTGGGTGAAGGAGATTTCCTGAGCGGCCTTGGCGCGGGCATCATGAAGGTTGCCGGTTTTATCGGGGGCCTGTTTGACCAATTCGATGCTATCTACAAGATGGTCAAGGGCGGGGACATCGCAGGCGCTCTGAAAGGCGGCCTGGCATTGGCCCTGAAGATCTCCCCTGTGGGAATGACTGCCTCGTTCGTGGAGGCTCTGCGGCCCGGTAAACGAGTCCAGGACATGATCCTCTATGTCCTGCAGAAGATGAAAGACCTCTGGGATGGGTTCACCAGGTGGCTCACTGGCATCTGGGAGGTTGTGGACAAGCTCTTAGAGCCGATACTCAAGCTCAAAGAATACCTGAAAGGCGTCTATGAGAAGATGTTTGGGGGTGAGGGCAAAGAAGGCAGTGCGCTCGTAGCGGCTACTAAAGCCGAGATATCCAAACGTAACGAGGATTATGCAGCCGGCAACAACCCCGGAACGGCATTCAGGGGATTAAGTGAAGAACAAAAAGATTTCCTGGCTAAATATGGTACGGGAGATGCTAGTGCAACTTCGTCCATAGCACATACATTAAGCTTAACATCCAATCAACTTGAGGAAGCTAAAGAAGTAGCTGAGAGCTTGAGGCATCCCAAAGGCGCGCTCAATGGTGGGGTGAGCACTTCAGGGGCGGCAAGTTCTGCGGTTTCCGGTGCGAGGAAAAGCCTTGAGGAAGACACTGCCGAGCGTGCTAAGAAAACCCAGGAGAACTTAGATAAAGGGCTGTCCGGTACTGCGGCTGCGGATTGGTCTGTAGCTACGCCGTTTGTTGCGATGGGAAAGGCTGCTTATGGCGGCCTGGAAGGTCTGTATGATTATCTCACAGTAAACGATGTTGGGGGAGATGTCACAAAATCCGGTATTGCCTGGGTGGACGAAGGAGAGCCTATTGTGCCGGCTGAGGTCGCCAGGTCCTCGACCCTGATCAACAGCTTGAAGGATATTGCCTCTTCCGGAGGATCCGGTTCAAACGGCGGGCCGGTGTCTCTACAGGTCGGAGAGGTGCATGTTCACGTCGAGGGAGGGCAAGGCGTAGATGCCTACGATATAGCCAGAGAGATCAAGGCGGCTCTGGAAAAGGAGCTTGACGATTTTACCTTTGGCCAGAAGGTCGAGCGCGCAGTCCATCGCATGAACCGAGCCTACACGGGTTGAGACGAGATGCAATATACTTCTAAACAGGTTAACGTCTGGGGCAACTCAAAGAGCCTTAACGAAGACATTGTACCCTTTAAAATCGATGATATAGAGTTTAACCGGGTATCATCTGCGAAGGACGGCGAGTGGCGGGATGATTGCCTGCCCATGCCCACGACCATAGAGGCCCCCCAGACGTACACAGTGGCCCGGCAGGAAGTTGCGGGCTACAAGACAATCACTCAGGCAACAGAACCCGTGGCTCTGAAGACCTTGCATGTGGTCGTCACGACCCACACCAAAGACGACCGGGACCGGCTCGATGCCCTTGACAACTACAAGCCCCATGAAATTCAATGTCATCTTTTTACTGAATCGCCGATCTTGATGTACATTGAACGAAAAACTCCAAGAGTACCCCGGACCGGTATGCAGCAATATGCTATCGAATGGGACATCACATTTGTCGAAGTAAACGACAATAACTCGGTGTAGGTCATGCCAATAGCACAGTTCGTTTTAATCGATGGTGTAGATGTCTCACCCTGGGTGATGAACATCGATACCGATATCCTCATCCCCTCCACAAACGAGAGTTTTGTCCAGCAATGCGATTTAACATTATCAAACGTAAATGAAAGGTTTTCAGGAGCTATATCATCTCCGGGGTTCGGGGATACCATAAACCCACAGTCTAATATTGTGGTGATCCTCTACTCAATTGAGTACACCCGGACCCTGGACGACCCCGATGTTTACGTTACATTGGTCTTCTCCGGGAAGGCCCAGAAGGTCGATGCAGGCTATTTAACCGTGAAGGTGAACGCTGGTAGCACCGACACGAGCGCAAACGGCTATCTTTCTCATGATATCCACAAGCACAACGGCAAGCCAACCAGCCCGGCCTTGCAGGACGTTCTGGCCATGTATAACCTGCCCCCAGGAACTATCCAGATCCCTACGGGTATGGAGAAAAGAGAATGGGAATTTCTGCGAGACCAGAGCGGCAAAGGTGTCCTGGATTACCTGTCAGACTGGGATGGCCATGAGACTTATGTGAACGAAAATGGGCAGCTCACTCATGTCCCGCCTGGAGTCGAGGGCACTAACCCACCTTACACGGGCCGCATGAAGGTCCCTCAGTCCAGTGAATCCGCCATAGGGTTCTGCGATAGAGTCATGGTCCGAGGAGGATCCTTTTTAGGAGCAACAGAACCCGGTGCCGAGCACCTGCCGTCTAAAGCGGTTGGCTATGAGACCACCCAGGCAGACTTAGCGACCATCCTGGCAAACGAGAACGGCGAGGGTGGAGCGGATGCTGCCGCCGAGATGATAAAAAATTATGGCTGGATCAGAGCTCCTACATTTTTCTTCCCGGATTGCACAACAGACGAGGAGTGCCGTAAAAGGGCGATCCGCCTCCTGGCGAGGTACATCACCTACTGGAAACGTAGCACCCCTGCAGTAGTCGGCAGGTCTCCTAAACTGCGATCCCGCATAGAATACCAGTACCCGCGGCTCATTGACATGGCATGGCAACTGAGCACGGCCTTTACAGGTCGAGTGGTCAGATGCAAGACGAACTTCTCAGCTAAAACGGGCTGGGTGTCTTACATAGAGGTCCAGCCTTTCGTTATCAACTCGGCTAACTCGGAACAGATCTACAGCGCCCAGGAGCTGGGAACTTGAGCCTCCCCTACATCTCCGGGACTGTCACGTATGGCCGAAATGGGTCTCATGCCTACGGCACTGACGACCCCGCTATTCTCATGGCAGACTTCGGCGCGGATAGTCTGTATATCCTATGCAGCAAGCGTCTGGCTGTGGATGTCTACGCCAACAACCCGGACTATGATACATCTCTGCTTAAGCAGGGCCTCAAAGACGGCTGGCTGATCCTGGTGATCAACCCCACCCTTTACGAGTCCCTGAGCAATCCCCTGGCGGCCATCCGGGCCATAAAATCAGATGCCGTGATAGATGAGGGCTGGTATAAGTTAATCGTGATCCCTGAGTGGGGAAAGAGGCGCTAAATGGTCGCCCAACTCAAGAATGTGGGCCGAGACGAAAGTCTCCGCATGGATCAGCTCTCTAACAAGTTCGAGGTCTGTCAGGTCTTCCAAGTCTGGACTCATAACGACCCCGAAGACAAGAACTGGCAGAGCTGTGACGTAATCATCCAGGACTCTGTACCTCTCAATGGTTCGACCGTGGGCGAGGACGGTCCCGCCACGCGCCTGCGTGTGCCCGTGGCGCAGCACCACATAGGCGACCGTTCCGGAACTCCCTGGACCCCTCGCGTGGGGGATAGCGTTCTGGTGGCGTTCTACAAGAACGACCGGCCTATCATAATGGGCACCCTGCCTAAACAGTTCCAGGTTCCAGTCTGCAGGAGTTCGGCTAGGCCAAGCTCGACCAAAGAGGGTGCAAGAGAGGATTGGACTGAAGCAGACTATCATAATCTCTATGACTGGAGGGTTAAGCTAGTCCAGTGGCTCCACATCCCCCGGAGGACGATTGTCGATGATGAGGGGCGAACCTGGTACACAACATTCGACCACAGTCAAGCCCCAACGGCAAACAAGCTCCGCCCAGTCTGTTTCAATTATTTTGACAAAACGCGCGACTTCATGGTTGTCTGGGAGTGCCTGAAGGGCAAAGCAAACCCCGACTGTAAAAACTGTGAGCTGAACTGCGACGGCAGCGGAGACGGGCCGGATAACATCAAGTGCGAAAACGAGCCATTGAGCGGCACGTTGCCCGCCATGAACACCTGGCTTAAAATTCTCTCCTCAGATTACGAGGGCGAGGACGACCTGCCGAGGAGATTCAAACTCCACTGGTCTTGCGGGTCGTTGTTCTGTTCGGATTCCAAAGATGGTGACGACGAGGGCCGGATCTGGCTCGAAGCTCAAAAGGCACATGTCCACAGAGCCCATATCCATTTTAGAGCAGAAGGCGCTAACAACGGCGCAAACCTCTCTTTACGAAGCGATTTCAGCAAGGCATCCCACATAGAGCTGTTCGGGGTTAACGATCCCAAGAAAGGCCGAATCTGGCTCTCAAATGACGATATCGGCAACTACGTAGACATTAAAGAGATAGACGAGATAGCTATCCATGCCGCCAAAATAACCCTTGACGGTAATGTCGAGATAACCGGCGACTTGGTGGTAGACGGTAGCCTGACGCATGGCAATGGCCCATGCTGTACTGACGATTTTGTGGAGTGCTAACAATGCCTGAAACCTGGACTTATTACGACGCCAACACGATCCAAGTGGCCGGGGATTTGACTGCGAAGTACTTGCCCAATCAGCTTTTGAGAGTGACTCAGGATGGTGCTGTAAAATTCTTTTTAGTTACGGCGGCGGTTACTCTTGTCGGTGGCAACACTCACCTCACGATCAATGGTGGCGGAGTATATACTCTCACAAGCTCGGCTATCACAACCAGGGCAATGGCGGCCCAGGGAGCCCATGCAGGAGTTCCGTTTGGCTTCACAGAAGCTGCGACAATCGCGGGAGCGTCATCGAAAACAACTCCTGCAAATCTTGATGAGATATCTATACGGGATAGCGTAACTCCATTTGGTCTGAGAAAATTAACATGGGTAAACATCAAGGCAACGCTGAAGGACTACTTCGATACAATTTACTCTGCAATTGGACATGCCCATACCAATATCCTTCCGGTGTATAACGTCCTGGATTATGGGGCGCACGGAGATGGCGTCACCGACGACGCCGGTGCAATTCATGCAGCCGCCACAGCCGCATACAACGCAGGCGGAGGTATCGTATACCTCCCACCAGGCACGTATCGAGAAGCCTCTGCGCACCCATCTGGGTTGTATGATGATTCGATATTGGTCCAGGCGCGTTCAGGCGTCTTCTTTCAGGGAGCTGGTAGGAACCTTACGACCCTGAAAGTGGCTGATGGATACGTGCAGGACGGTCGCGGCGCATGCCCGATTCTGGGCACATTCGACCTAACCGCAAATTGGGGTATATCTGATATGACTATCGATTTTAATGGTCAGAACAACCTCCGCGAGTCCGGGTGGAGCACGAGCGATTGGTGCTGCATTGGTGGTGCACGAGTGGCGGATGTGCGATTTGAGCGATTGGTGCTGAAGAATTGTCCTGGGAAAAATGTTATAAATCTGTATGATGCATCTGCCCATCCCGAATGCAAGAATGCATTGATTGTTGACGTTGAAATATCCAATAGCGGGAACGATCTAGCAGATGACATGCTAGATGACTTCACCGCAATTTATTCTGAAGTTGCTAATACTACCATTGAGCGATGTTACATTCACGGAAGTGCCACATTCAATGAGTGGAATGCGTGCGGAGTAGAGCTACACTCCCCAAATAGCATACTGAGGACGTCTCGTATAGAATACTATAAAAATGGGGTATATATCGCAAGCGACGGCCACACAGATGTCATACGTGGTATGAGGGTCATTGACAACGACATCATAGGTGCCCAGTTCCAGGGCATCCTGGTTTGGCTGATCGGCCAAAATTTCGGCGATATATTAATCCGAGGAAATTACCTCGAAATGGTCCCCAACGCATCACATATCTGTTGCCTTGGGATAGGACATACATTCAGGGATGGAATCACGTACGAGGGGGGGTATACCGAAAGAATGGTTGTGGAAGATAACACCGTCGTGTTTCCTGACGCAGAGACCACAGATCGATCAATTAGCCAGCCGATAGGCATTGGTATAAGCCATGTAAAACACGCAGAAATTAGCCGTAACAATATATATAATTCTCTCGTAGCTGGGTTGTGGATCAGCTTAGATGCAGAACACGAATTTAATTTTAATCATAATATCGTAACCCATCCCGGAAGATCAAGCAACGCCTATGTAACATACCAAGCCGGATTGGTAGTCATATCACTTGGAGATCCCAGAGACAGTAAATGTAATATATTCGGGAATGTAATATCCTCGCCATTCGCCGGATCGAACGTTCCCGGAATATTTTTGCATTCTGATGGTACTTACGCGCTAAATGTCCGGGCAAAACGCAACGAAATTGACTGGGCTGCCACAGAGTGCATCCAGGTGCACGGTGCCCCATCTGGATCGGTGATACTCACGGAAGACCTGGGGGCGGCTGCACCCGCATCAGGATATCATTCGGTTGGATCCGTAAGATGGAACTCAAACCCAACGGCAGGAGGCGTGCCCGGTTGGGTATGTGTGGCCGCGGGTTCGCCGGGAACATGGGCGGCTATGGCCAGTTTGGGGGCGTGACCACCCAGACCCCGTTTACTGGCACGCAAAATACTGAAGGAGATCTTTAATTATGCCCGTCATGGATCAAGCCTGTAACCTGCGGCTGGACTCTAAGAGCAGTTTCCGGTGTCACGGGAACCTCGATTATGTCTTGACGCCAACAGGAGATAAGGCCACAATCAGCGGTACGTGGGCGCGCCTGCAACAGCAGATAATCCTCTGGGCCTCGACACCCCTCGAAGAGGATATAGATCCTAAGTGCGGCTGTATCCTCCATAAGTACCTGCGAGGTAAGTATTACGCGGCAAGACTCGAGACTTTGGAGCTGGAGCTGACTGCCAACCTGAAATACAACTTTCCGGACTACATTATCACAGGCGTTCGGGTAGTATCGGCCTACGACGATGAAACCGAGTCGCCCGGAATAGCTTGCACGGCCCTATTCAACAGCCAGAAAGTAGCGTTTTTTGCCGACGCTGCAGGGCTTCTGGAACTGAGGAATGCCGTAAGGAGATCGTTAGGCGCGCTGGCCCATATCACCAACGCAAAAGGATAATCAGGAGATACAATTTTGACTGCCCGCACCGTCTCGGAAATTTTGGCCTCAATAAAGGCGAGCACAATCGCAGAGAACCCTAACTTAAGCGATTGGTCGTTGAACAGCATGAACCGCAAGACCACCATACCAATCTGCATGGAGATCCAAAAGCTGGAAACCAAAATCGAAACCGTAGGAGATGCCCAAAACATCAACACCGCCACCGGTGCAGACCTCGACGACCTGGTTAAAGATCGGGGCCTCACCCGTCTGGCCGGCACGAAAGCCTCTGGACTTGTCAACTTCACCAGGACGAGCGCCGCCACGGCAGACGTTACTATCCCGGAAGGCACTGAGGTCAGCGCCAAAGACACCGATGGAGAGGGGCCGGTATATTTTGTCACCATCGAAGGGGCCACAATTCCCACAGGCTCCACGTCTATTGGCGTTACTGTCGAAGCGAGCGCAGCAGGAAACAGGGGCAACGTCCGGGCGGCTGCAATAGACACCATCGAGGGCGGTGCTCCTGGGGTGGACTATGTAATCAACCCATTAGCCATGACGGGCGGAGCCGATGAGGAGAGCGACGACGACCTGCGGGACCGCTACATAGCCACTGCGACGGATTACGGCAGGGCTACAGTGCCCACCATGAAAGAACGGATCGAGGCACTGGCAAACGACGATGAAGAGAAGATCGTAGCTGAGGCAAAGGTCTACAACATCGGGCGAGGAGATATTGAGGTCATAGTAGACTGCACGCCAACCTCTGAGAACATCGAGCTAGTGGGCGACGGGCTGATTGCCTGCATGGCTGCGGGCGTGAGTGCTCGCGGCTGCCTGGCAGCTCACCTGGAGTCCGGGGCAAACCTCGGAGATATCGGAGACACTGCCGGGGGCAAGATCTACGTCAGGGCCAGGAAGAACATCACCTCAGAGGATACGTTCACCCTGGACTATGTGAACTCTGAGGGTGCGACCCACACGGCAAGCTTTACGGTGCCCGCGGGAACGACTGAAGGGCAATCGGTCGAGGGAACTCTCGCAATATCAACTGATGAGGTTGTATCCGTCCCGACGCCCAGCTATGCAGGCAGCTTCGAGTATGATGTCCTGGTGGGCTACGGCACCCCGCCGTACCTCTTTGTGGTGCCTGAAAAAGTGTCGATCGACGTGGCCATAAGCTATGTAGCCACGGACACCCCTGAAAGTGACCTGGCAGACCTGATAGAGGCCTCAATCACGGCGTTCCTGGACGACTTCACAATAGGGGCAGAGCTGCAATTCTCAGACCTTTATGATGCTGCAAGGATGCAGTACCTCGGAGACGGTGAATGGGGTGAGAGGTTCTACGGCATTGAAGAGATAACGTCCCTCTCGGCCACAGATGGGGTGAGCACCATAACGGCGCTTGGAGAAAAGATAACTCCGGAATCTGATCAAAGGATAGACCCCGGAACGGTCACGCCTACTGAGGTGTGAGTGGCTGGGCTGCCGCCCTCAGAACTTTTCCAAACCCTGGCATCCAACAGGTAATTCTCAACTCCATGTCGTCAAGTTCAGGATGCTCGGTAAGGGCATTGAGATATACTTCTGTAATGTCTTCCGTGGCGTTGAAAATGCGCCAATGAATCTCGTTTGAGGGCATTCCCGCATCCACGTTGGGCACAAAGGTCACATGCATTACAGGGGATGTCATGTCCTGTTCATAAACGAGAGTTATCTCAGAGATATCTCCCCGATTCGATAGTGGCTGAAGGCCCATATCAATATCTTGTTTACAGCTATCCGGGAGATCGTAAGCGGCGGCAATGTTAGCCACCGCACACCAAAGCAGAATATATAAGGTAATTGCTGCCTTTTTCATCCAGCTCACACCCATGCAGAGATGTCCATTGTAAGGCCCCCATATTGCAGCTCCACAGGCCTTGATAAGGGAGATGTTTTCAATACATCTAAATCGAATTTCATAGACTCTCCAGGAATTAACTGAGTCCCGGACTCTGCAACCACTGAGTCTCCACCAGGATATTCCCAACTATACTGATCTCGGATAGTAAAATCTCCTGGGCGCACCATAAGGTTTTGCGTACCGTTGTTTGTGATTTTCAGTTTAAAGACCCAAGCATTTGTGCCGAAATACCAATCGGTTTTTTGGGCGTCATAAAACTTAATGCTGACGTTACGGTCGGAGACTTCGGGAACTCCTTGCCATTCGATCGCAAATGGTGCAAGCCCCTCGTCCTGCGGTTCGAGCCGCACACGTTTAATAACTGCTGTGCGAGGGATCACGTACTGCCAGATTTTTCGTTTATTGGCGCTAGAAAGAACACCGCTGATTCGGATGGCCCCCGACGCACTGTCTTCTGATGCAACTGCGGAATAAAATTCATCATCGTCATCCACCAAGACGGGCGTATAATAATCAAGATTGCTGCCAATATCCACATAGATATCTATATTCTCGTCGTCACTTGCCCCATTTACCACGCCATATACCACAGCATGAGCCTGATCCGACCCCCCGCTGAGTGGGAACGCTGCCGCACTGGATGCGAGTAGGAGGAAGGCTAGAATTAGTCGTGTTATGTCACTCATGAGAGGTTTTTATGTCTCGTTCTAAAAATAAACCTTTGCCCACCATTCCGGAGTGCCCGGCTTTTTTGATATGCAAGGCACAGCACGTTAACTGTGAGATTTGTCTTGGCCTTAGCGTCCCGGAATGGCAGGAGCACGTTAAAAAGGTGCTGGCAAAGCACACCTAGACCCCCAACCTCGGCATACATCTCAAATACTCTTCTCTTATCTGCTCCAGGTCATGATGCAGGTAGATGTCTATTGCGGCTTTCCCGACATCGCCCCTCAAGACCTGGATATGTTCTCTTTTCATTCCAGCTCGATCTAGCACAGTGGTGAACCAATGCCTGCAGCAATGCGGACTGAAGTGATCCTCCATATTCGGGCTGCTTTTATCATGGAGCCCCAAAGCCACTGCATTCTTCTGCAGCACCTTTGAGACCCCTCCTCTTTGAAATCTTCCTTTTCCGCCTACGAATAGTGCCGCCTCGTTGGGATATCTGCGCGCCCTCACCTTCAACCAGCGGCCCAAATATTCCCCCGCCTCTTCCGTAAAGAAGACTACTCGATTTGTCCTCTTATGAGTCGGCTTTAGGATGATCCGGCCCGACTCAAGGTTTAGGTCGCTCACGTCGAGGTCTACAAGCTCCTTACAACGGATCCCTGTGGTGAACAAAACCATGAGGAGGGCTTTATCCCGCACATCTACCAGGTTCTCGACCAGCCGGGCGGCATCCTCTGTAGACACCATCTGGTGGGTGTGGCCGATCTGGGCCTTATAAGCCTGAAGATACCGCTTCTGCACTGCAGACACCGGGTTCTTGTCTATAATTTCCTCAAACTCCAGCCAGGAGTAAAAGCTGCTTATGGCCCCAAAATATGAGCTGGCCGTAATGCGAGAGATCCTTCTCTCCCGTAAGAGGTCAAGATAAGCTCTGAAGTCCTGGCGGGTGGCATTCTCTGGGGGCCGATCCCTGGCGGCCATGAACTCTCCGAACCTGCGAAGAATGCGAGCATAAATCTCAATAGTGTCTGGAGCAAGCCTCCTTGCTTCCATATCCACTATAAAAGAGTCTATCAAGGTCATTTAAACGATAACCTCCAGCCGCGAGTGCTGTGTTTCACCGCACCCAGCCCCTCCAAAAGTTCAAGCTCCGCGCTTAAGGCTTTGCGCCACTCAGGGTCATCTCGGATATCCAAGAGAGTTAGTAAGGCTTCTGTGTGGATGGGTCCGTGCTCCTTCAATACTATTCCGAGCCGGACGCTGAAGAGGTGGGTTTTTTGGGCTTCATCCTCAATAATCTGGGCCTCGGCGCGTTCTTTGGCCCGCTCTGCCACATTAAGGTGCACTGTCCTGGCGGACAGCTCCCCTTTCAACACTGCCACCTGGTCCTTTAAGTCCTGAAGTTCTTTTACAGTCTTTCCGGGTTGAGGCTTTGCTGCAGTGCGCTCCCTGGCTCGGCGGAGCTGCGACACCAAGAATTTTGAGGTTGGGGCCTTGTGGGCTTTGGCCCATGCTTCGAACTCCTGGCGTTCTTCGGGGCTCGCGCAGTAAAGCTCTATGCGACGGGTGGCATAATCACGGGGTGGCATTTTTCAAGGCCTCCACTACATCCAAGTACGCTGATAATAGGGCTTCTTCGCGGTTTTGTCCTTCAGTCACTTGGCAATATGCCTCCAAATTAGGCCCTACAATCCTTGCGGATGATGGTTTATTGCCTAGCCGAGGGCAATCAATTTGGTGCAAGTCCCACCGGCAGGCACGAATAGCTTCCTGCAAAACGATCTGCAAGACAGCACGCTCGACAAGTATTCTAGCTTCTATATCTGTGTGCAATTCTAAGCTGTAACTGGCAGATCTCAGCCGCCAGTACATTGCAGCGGTCTTCGGATCGACATCTCCGAGTTGATTGAGGAGTGCGGGGTTAGCCATCGATAAAGTTTCTGGTTCGGTGTTCTTGCTCATTTTATCACCGAATGCCCCTCACTCAGTCTTCAGATATAAGCTTTCCCGGTATTTTGGAGCAAAAGAAATAACTTTCGCTCCAAATTACCCCAAATATAAAATATCAAGCGACGGGGCGGAAAATTAGCGTTCTATTCGGTCGGATCTGCGATTTTATTCATCTTTGAACCCCAGATCTTTGCTAAGGCTTCTTGCTCCAAGCTAAGCTCTTTGGCGGCTTGCTCTCGATATGTGGCCTTCGTTGCTTCGTCTTCTGAATCACGCCAAAAATCCTCATCCGCGGGTGATTTTGTGTCACCATTCCAGTTATCATTGCAATATGCGGCCTTTGCGGTTGCTTCTATCGCGATTGCCTGCCATTTGGCAAGCTGCTCTTCAAGTTCCTCGATTCTCTTGGTGCTCGCCACTATGAGCGGATCTGCTGAAATCTTTTCAAGTTTATTTTCTAACCGGAGAAGCACGTTGGTCGGGTTTCGGAGTCGCTTGACCTCGGCTATCAGATCCATAATAACTTCTCTATTGTCGGGTATCTGAGAGCCATATACCTCAATGCAGTGGCTTACGTCTTCCGCCCTATCCAGGATATCTTCGCTCATCGCATCGCCTCATGTTCGGTTTGCCCTCATCTTCGCGAACTCCCTCAGCAATTCCCCCAACGCCTTGTCTTTCGAGGGATAATCATGTGCCCTCTGAAAATCTATGAGCACCTGGTGCGCTTCGGCGTCAACTACCACGTTAACTCGTTTTAGATCCATCAGATTATATCACGCGGTCTGTGTATTTAACTCTATCGATATAATAGATAACGTTATGGTAATCGATAACTATATATGCGTGAAACGCATACCATAAGCCTATGCCAGGTGAATCTATAAGGCACTCGGAGAAAGTGTTCTCGTCCCTTGAGAATCCCTTCAAAGAAAAGCGGGTCCAGATCCAGCTCAAGTCGAAGATCGTCTTCGAAGGGCGGACCTGTGAGGATTTGCCTGCATTCGGATATGAATCTGAGGGGGCCATCATCGAGGCGTGGCTGCCCAATGGGATCATAATCAATGGGGGGTACTTTATCCCCTCAGCAAACATAGCCTGCATATCGCCGTACAAAACGATGCAGGAGATCCATGAAATGAGGGCACGGCCAAGATAATGATTATCTAGCGCCGGTAATACCTCTCTGGTGAGAATTATGGACGAAAATCTTAAGCTCCTCGTGGGCTCAGAGATCAGGACTAGGGTCCTGCTGGCCCTCAGAGAAAGCCCCAAAAGCCTGCCTGAGCTTGTGCTGGCATTAGGGGTCCGAGATACCACAATATCCCATTCTTTGAAGCCCCTTGTGGAGGCCCATATAGTCGAGGCTCCTCCGAGAGGTCAATACAGCCTCACGGCCATTGGCCAGGCCAAAGCCGTCCTTTTAGAGTCCATGTTAAACGGCCTGGCGGCCCTGGAAGAGAATAACTCCTTTTGGGCCAGCCATGACTTGAGCGGCATTCCACAAGAGCTGCTTGTCCGCATAGGGCAGCTATCTGGGGGTGAAGTCATGAGAGATGAACCGCCCACTATATGGAAAGCCCAAAACGCTTTCATCGACGCCGTATCGAAGGCGACGCACTTTTGGGGCGTGTCGCCAATCATGGGGCCAGGTTATACTGAGACGATACTCGGCCTGCTTGAACGAGGTGCTGAGGTTAATTTGATTCTTACTGATAGTGTTTTTAATCAGGTCGATAAGGAATCTCTGGAGCTGGCTATGAGCTACCAGGGGCTTAACTTATATGTCATCGAGGATGGTGTAAAAGTTGCGTTCACCGTTACTGACTCACTGGTGTCGATTGCGCTGTTCAACCCGGATGGATCTTACGATCCTTCAGAAGATCTGATTTGCGAGAGCCCCGCGGCGGTTGGGTGGGGCAGGAGCCTGTTTGAGCACTTTTTGAGAAGGGCCAATAAGCAATAAATTGGTGTTTTGAGGAGACAAGAAAACATGCTAGACGATAATGCTAAAGAGGTTATGGGCCTCCTAGAGGGTATCGAGTCGGGAAAGCTAAGGGTAATATCGTATTCATCCCAATGGCAAATGAGAGGTATGAAGCCCACCAATCGACGCAAGATGATGATACTAGTGCTTTGTAACATTAATTTTGCAAATTAAGGTAATGCCTTTCAAGTTTCACTCTGGCATTCTCTTTATTGAATCTCCATCTCACGGTTACTTCGATCGCATTCCGATCTCGCTCCCAAGCGCTAACCTCATCGATAAGTCTCTCAATATCT